TCAAGAATGACTGCTGTCTGACATGTTGGTGCCTTGCTCCTTGTCCAGCTGTAACTCCGCATGAATCCGTTCGTGGTTTGCGGCCTCTCGCATGTCGCAGGTGGTAAGGAGGATCTGGCTGCTGATCAAGCGCATGTCGGCGCCGGATAACAGATCGGCAACCAGCCGGGTGATCTTGTCGCAGCCGGTGTTTGTCAAATGCGACATGTCTTGAATGCTGATCAGTAGTCCTCGACGAGATTCCATAACTGCTTCCTGTGGCAAGTGTCCTAGTTGTTATAACGGCCGAGTTCGGATCATCCACTCGAAGGTGAAATTTCTTTCCCGGCCGTTGAAACCAGCTTACGGACATCCTCTAAAACGCAACCCCTATCTAGAATGCGGCTTTCCGCGAGGTTGGCATTTCTCCGTTCTGTGGTATGCAGCGCGCATCCGGGCGCGCGATACCACTGACATGCGACATATTCCTGCCCGCGCCGGCAGGTGGCTGGGTTAGATCAACCCGTCCAAGGCTGAGCGAGGGCAAAGTGACCATGGCACCTGGAACTTGTGATCAGGCATCTGGCAATGCCACGCCTGCTGATACATGCACCCATCAACGAACTCGACGCCCTCAATAACGAGTGCCAGGGTCGCCATCCCATCCAGCCGCACGTCGTACAGCGGGGGTAGTAGATCCGGCAAGTCGGGAGACGATTTGAAGAGATGCGCGCAGAGCGATTGCCGACCCAGTGGGCCCCACTGGTCGAGGTAGATCTGTACGTCGCCCCTGATGCGCTTGGTGGCGCTCCGATCGCGCTCCGATCGCTTAGCGCCGCGCTCGTAGATTGGAAGAATTTCAAAATACATGGCCGTGAATACTGGTTATATAACCAGTATTCTGTCAGCGTTAATCCCCATCGTCGAGTCACTTCTGCCACCCTTGTGTGACCTGCCGGCGTGAATCAAAACAGGCTCAACGTCGTTCCAAGCGGAACGCTTTCCAGTTGTGGAGGCGGAATCGGCGGGAGGGGGCGAGGTGTTCGAACGCGAATTGGCTCGGACTTGATTGCGCCGACGCGCAGTTCCGGTGGAATGGGTGGCGGGTTGCTCGCGGCCGCCAGCGCCGGCCCGTTGTCGTAGGAGTGCCAGGCCTCGATCAGGTCCCAGCGTGCAGCGAAATAGGACGGGCGTTCTATGTAGTAGCCTCCCGCGGTGAAGCGCACCCGAATGAGCCCATTTCCTGTTGGTTTGTTGCTGGTGGGATTCCAGGCAACAGGCTCGCTTGGTGCTGGTGCTGGTGCTGGTGCTGGTGCTGGTGGCTGCTCAACTGCCGCCCCGGCCTCAAGGGCAGCGAACCGTCGCTGCGCCTGGATGCCATGGGCGATCGCTTTACCGCGCACCAGCAACGCGCCGTACTCGTTCCGGCCGCACGCCGAACAGACCCGGTATTCCAGCACGATGCCCGCCTTGGATCGCTCGGCGCGGGCATCGCGAGTGCTGGCGCCGCAGCTACATTCCACGAGGTGCCTCCTGCCCGATCCACTCGGTCAGAACGGTGTCGTAGCCGAGCATGAGCGGGTGCTTGGGCTGGCCGCAGCTGGTGACTCCGAAGTGCAGAACCGGCTTCCCGCTGCGCAGCAGGGTTGCCAGAATCTGCGCGGGTGCACCGCGAAGATCGCGCGGCATCTTGGACAGGCCGCCCCAGCACGGCACCAGAACATCGGCTTCGGCAATGATTGAGTTCATGTGCATCAGCCAGTCAGGGCCGAACGGATCGTCCTGATAGATCAACTCCTTTGGGTCGGTGGAGCGGAACGCGAACAAGTTGCCGACGATGAACCGGTGACCACCGTTGCGTAGCGTGAAGCCACGCCACTTGCGCACCGTGGCGTCATCTAGCTCCGCGTCGGCGGTTGACGGGTTGATGCCGAAGAACGCGAACACACGGCTACCCTCGAATGGCAGCGTGCAGTCGCGCTCCAGGCGGTAGCGGTACCGCCCGCATGGACTGATGATCGCGCTCATCACTCACCTCCTTGGGTGGACAGGGCGGAGCGAGACTTTCGACGCTCTTGTGCGTCGAACGCTTCTTTCGTACTTCCGCAATTTCCGAAGCTGCAGCCGTGCTCGTGGCATGCGGTCCTGTCACAAATAGAGCGGTACCCTGTTCCTCCGCACATGGAGCAGTTGCGACCTGAATGCCTTGGGCATGGATAAACCTCGCCAGGGTGGCCGTAGCGCTGCTCTCGCATCATCCCGGCCCCGGCGTCAGGCACGACTGTCTTGCGGTATTCATCGAAGGGGTTGGAGTTGATGCGCATCACTCGCCTCCTTGGGCGGACAGGGCGGTGCGGTAGGCTTCGAGTGCGACCTTTGCTATCGAGCCGTCTTCAACGCTGGCAGTCCCGGCTTCGTCGTGAAGGAAGTTAGCCGGTTCGCCGCTACAGGTATCCCATTCGTCAGGGTTGGCCAGCAGCAGGTGATCGCCATTGGCGTAATACTCCAGGGCGGTCACCAGCCCGCTCTGCTCCGGCTGCGGGGCGATCTTGGATTCCAGCGCCCTGACGCCAAGTTCCAGCGCCTCGCCGCGCGCTTTTTTGATTGGCGCTTCGGCGGCCTCGGCCAGAACCTGCGGGTCTTCGCCACGCTGATGCAGCATCATGCAGAAATTAGCTACGTCTTCGAACGTGCCTTCGTTGCCCTTGCTCAAGTGCTCAATGAGCATGCGAGCCAGGCGCTTCTCCGGGCATTTGATCCGGTCGAACCAGCCGTCGCGACCCTTGGCGCGAGCTGCGGCCATCTTGGTCTTCATCGCGGCAGCGAATCGGTCAATGGCTCGGTCGTCGAAGTGCTGCGGGGTGGTCTGCGCGACGGGGGCGGCGTTCGCCAGCTCGAATTCGTAGATGTAGTCGTCGCAGCTGCAGTCCACGACGTTCGTTTCGCCGACCGGCTGGCAGTCGCATATCAAGTCGCCGAGCTTCTCGAAGAGACTGTCATCCATTCCGTCCGCGATGTCCGGTCGAGTGAGCGCGACGGTGTGAGCATCGCCAGTGTCCGGGTGCTTGAGCTGGAATAGCATCACCTCGACCGGCTGCTGCTCGGTCTGCGCCGGGGCTGGCTCTGCCTTCTTTTCCAACTCTTCCAGCCGGGCGATCAGATCTTTGCGATGATCGGCGATCTCTCCGGCCAGGATCTCGAAGTGCTCGGCCGGCTCCCAAGGGGAAGGGATCACGTTGGTGACCCAGTCGTGCCAGTGCTCGACGCTTTCGCCGCGGGCGATCCTGTCGGCTTTCATTTTCTCGCCTTGCTCGAACAGCTCTTTCGCTTCGCGCTCGGCGTGTTCTTTGCTCAGGCAGGGGTAGACCTCGCCCGGGCCAACGCTGTGGATGGCCCACAGTTCCACCTTCGGCTCTGCCAAGGCCTGGCGCAGGACGCTGACTTCCTCACAGGTGGAAAGCGCGGTGCCGGCGATCGCCGGATGATCCTCGAGCCAGGCGAGGATGCGCTCGGCCATCGGACGATTCAGGGTGACAACTTCTGCAGCCGGTGCCGGCGGTTCGGACAGAGCTTGGATGATGTGTTCTACGGTGCTGGTGTCGATGGTTTCGATGGACATAGATCACCTCGCCGCATCAGCGGCATATGTATGCGGTGTGGGATACTGCTGATGCCGCTGGTCAGGCCGGGCATCAGACAGGGACGGGTCGGTCTGGCTGGTGGCTGTTTTTGATGGATGATCGGGCCAGGCACCAACCAGGTCGAAGATTCGGTCGGCCTGGGCCTCGGTCAGGGATACGTTGTTCGGAATGGCTATCCAGCCGGAGGCGACCAGGTGCTGCGGATTGCAGGTGCTGCACAGGTCGCGGTAGCAGGCTTCGATAACATCGGTCAGGTGCTCGGCGAGGTAGATTCCATCCGGCGCCGCCTCTGCGCTTTTCATGAAGCGCTGGCCGTTCTGATCGATGCACAGCGCGGCCAGGTAGATCGACCAGCGATGCGGGACGTCGCAGATGGCATCGGCCAGGGCCTGGCCCGCGGCGATCCGCTTGCCGGACTTCCAGTTGACCATGCCCTGCCAGCCACTGGGGTCGATGTTGACCACGGCGACATGGTTGGCGCGTAGCAGCGACCGGCAGGCGCGCTCAAGGCGCGCGCGGCGGTTGTGAGGCTTGCGGCTCATGCGCTGGCAGCCTGGTGGGCTTGTGCCTCGTCCGGCGTTGCCGGTGAGAACCGGGGATGGTGAATGCCGTCCTCGGTGACCACTTCCAGTTCATGGATCTGGAACAGGCCGCCCAGCGTCCAGTTGCAGCCGGGCTTGGTCTTGCTTGGGTCGTCAGCACCGGTGAAGCGCCCGACGCACGAGAAGCCGAGGTAGCGCTCGACCGCTTCGAAGTCCTCGCCGGCGCCGGCCGCGATCAGATCGTTGGCCGACTGGATCGTTCTGCATCTCGGGCAGCGGAATGCGAAGTGATCGCGCGGTACGCCTTGTGCCTTCAGGGCGTCGCGGAACTCATCGAGGGTCATGGTTTTCATGGCTGGCGCTTCGATAGCGAGCCGGGGTGTGCTTGGTGAAGTGTTGGGTGCGAGCTCTTCACGCTGCGGTTCCAGGTCTGGCTTGAAGAAGCCCAGCCGCCCGACACAGGACTGGAACGCGCAGGGCGATGCGTTGGCCAGCACGAAGCCGAACTTGCCGAAGAACCACGGCGACGAGCTGTCGCTGACGCAATCGGTGATTTCTGCCTGGCCAACGATCCCGCCGCGTTCCAGTTCGTTGAACGCCGGCAGCGTGATACCGAGATGACGGGCCAGGTCCTGGCCATCCTCGTACTCGGCGCGGGTCATGCCCTTCGCCGCATGGATCAGTACCGGGCCGCGGTAGCGAGTCGCCCATGAGCGGTTCTCGATATCCTTGTAGCCGTTGACGATCAGCCAGGCCCAAGGCTGGCGAATACTGAGCGCTTTCATGGTTGAAGCTCCGTGAGTAGATCCGCACCAGGCTTGCGAGCCCGGCGCAGAGGAAGGTCGTGTATGCGGAAGAACTCGCGGCGCGCATCCAGCCAGGCCTTGTAGGCCCAGCCGCTGCGCTCGCTGAACGGGTAGCTTTCGTCGATGGCGGTGGCGATCGCGTGGGCGAACTTGCCGTCGGCTTGGGCCTGCTGGTGCACCTGCTGCATGTGCTGCCAGCTGCGGGCGTACCAGGTCATTGCGCTGATTCCTGCTGTGCAACGCTCAGCCCCACCGCCACCTGGCGGACCCAGATCGGCATGTTGTTGAGCATGAAGGTCTCGCCCTGGGCGGCCAGCAGCAGGGTGGTGCCCATGACGTGGGCGATCGCTTCGGCGGCGGCTGGCGGCACGGCGTTGCCGATGCGCTCGCTCCAGTCCTTGTCGCTCAGGCCGTCGAGAATCAGCTGCTCTTCCGGCTCAACCAGGCTTTGCAGCGCGGCTTTTTCCAGAGTGGTGAACGGGCGGTGCCAAGTGCCGTCGATGCTGCGGATGATGCAGGTCAGGCGGTCATTGGCTGCTGGAATGCGTGGATCAGCGACGCTGAATCGCCCGCTGTCATAGCGCGAGCTGGCGGCGATCGCGCCACAGTTCTGGTCGAACGGGATAACGCCGTAGTGGCCGCCGGTGAGGTAGTTGTCGCCCTTGCCTCGGTGCAGGATGCGCGGATCTGCTACCGACTGCTGGCCGCCTTGGACACCTTTGCCACCGGCAATGATGGTGCCGGCCGGCTTGTCGAACGGAACCACGCGGTAGTTGCCGCTGTGGCGGTTCCAGTTCGGGCGCGGGTCCGCGATCGACAGCGCACCGCTGGCCACCTGCTGCGAGCCGGTCACGGTGCCGGTGTGGCCTTCCCACTTGCCGACGTGCAGCTTGCGGCTGCTCGCGCCCTTGTGCCAGTTGTGGTACCGGGGATCGGCCACGCTGAAGGTGCCCTGGCCGGGCATGGTCTGCCCGGGGATGGTCGGAGACGATTCGTCCCAGCGGATGACGCCGAACTGCTGGCCGTGATTCCAGTTTGCGGCCTGGCGGTACCGGGGATCGGCGACCGAGAAAGCGCCATTGGTTGGGCTGCTGCGACCAGCTATGGTGCCGCTGGTATCGTCCCAGCCGTGCACGCCCAGGTAGCCGCTGCGGTACTCGGGCACGATGATCAGATCACGAAGGTGACCGTCCTCGATCGCCAGTTCGTTGAGGCTGCGCCAGTCGCTGCCGGCGCGCACCAGGGCGAGGCGCACCCAGGTCTGCCACTGCAGCGAGGGCACGCGGTGCATCGGGCCGGCGGCTTCGATATCTCCCGGCAGCGGCATGCGGCCGAGAATGTCGCCGACCGCACGCAGGCTCTTCTTCTCCGGCTCGTACAGGAAGGGCGGCACCTTCTCGACGTGGCGGGCGACCAGCAGGAAGCGCTTGCGGGACTGGGCCAGGCCTCCGAGCTCGCCGCAGTCGTGAGTGGTTTCGGCAACGGCGTAGCCGTAGAAACTCAGCAGGCTGTTGATCTGGTCGAGCAGGTGCCGGCCGCGGGTGGCCAGTCTTGGCACGTTCTCGAAGACGATCAGCGGAACAGGGTCATCTTTCCAGGCTTCACCCATCAGCCAGATGCAGCGCAAGGTCAGTTCGTTCAGCGCCTGGTACTTCGGGGTTTGTGCCATCTTCTCCGACAGCAGACCGCTGGCGCCCTTGCACGGGCTGCTGATGAACACGGCATCGGGGCGCTTACCCTGGGCAGCGCGGCGAACGTCTTCGGGTGTGGCCTCTTTCCAGCCGGCAGGCGGCTCCTTGCCATGGAAGCGGATGTACTGGTCGCGGGTGAAGAGGTCCAGCAGGGTGCCGGGCACGCCGGCCAGGCGCGAAAAGTCGGCCAAACCGGCCGGGTCCACGTCGATGCCACCCAGGCATTCCCATTCAGCCTGCATGTTGCCGACGATGGGCTTGGCACGGTTAAATCCCTTGGCGCCGCCACCCAGGCCGCAGCAGAAGTGAAAGTGGTACAGAGTCCGTTTAATGGGCATAAGAGGTCCTCGCCGCATGCAATGCATCGGCTGGCGTGCATACCGAAAATGGAAATTGGCGTTCGGCTAAACCGAGGAGGCAGTGGAAATGCGCGACGATCATGATCATCAGCGGGAAGTTGCGACGCAGATCGCCCGGCGTGCTGGAGCAATCGCAGAATGCGAGTTGCATGGCGAGCTGGTTGATAACGACTCTGCAGAGGAAGCCTATAAGCTCGGAAATAGCTTGTTCGATACTGAGTTCCGAGGTGTTTTCGCTTCCCGCAGACAGATGACCGACATCATCAAAGAGGTGATTGATGACACCGGCTGGGAGTGCGGAGCATGCGATCGCAATTCCAACGACTGAGCGGTTAGTCACATCACACCTTCCTGCTGCTCGGCATCGAGCAGCGAGAAGAGGTCGGGCATGGCCATCTCTTCCTCGACCGACTTGCAGTAGCCGGCACCGTCCAGAAAGTAGCGCGGGTTCAGTTCGTGGGCGCGGGCCTTGCGCTTGAGCTTCAGTGCGCAGTAGGGGGTGGTCATGATCCCGCCGAAGGGATCGAAGACCAGTTCGCCTTCCATCGAGTACTGGACGATGGCGCGATCGACAATGTCGAACTGCAGCGGGCACAGATGCATTTCCTGGCCCTTGCTGTACTGCTGGGCGTTGAGGGTGCGCATGCGCGCTACGTCGGTCCAGACGTCTGGATGCCAGGACTGCGGCGGCAGCAGCATGAAGCCGGTGGGCAGCTTGCCGGTGACTTCCAGTGATTCGCCTATGGTGACGTGGTGCTCGAAGTCGTAGACGGTGGACAGGCTGTAATCGCGATACAGCTTGAACATGACGTCGTGCGGGATGCCCTCGAAGTCGGCTTCGGTCAGTGGGCGGTTGCCGTTGCTGCGGGTGAAGCCGTGGGCATCCAGCTGCCAGCGCGCGCGGCTGTAGCCGTTGTCGCGGGTGACGGTCAGCTTCTTGTCCATGGCGAAGGGGACGATGTTGCCGTCTTCGTCGATGCACAGGGGCTTGGCCTTGACCACCGGCACGTCGCCGTAGGCGTTGCTGTTATCGGTCGGCGGCTTGCGGAAGATCAGCAGGTATTCGGGCATGCCGACGCCCATCTTGGTGCCGTCCTTGCACTGCTCGGTCCAGCTGAGGCGATAGGTCTGGGCGTTCTCCCGCACCACGTCGGTGACGATGGTCTTCATGCCCATGTAGCCCCAGCCGTGTTTGATGAAGGCCTCGGTCACCGCCATGTGGAAGGGGTACACGGTCTGGAAGCCGAGGCCGGTCATGCCGCCGGGGACGATGCGATCCTTGACGTGAATGCAGGCCAGGCGGCCAGGGATGGTCACGCGCAGCAGCTCGGGGATCAGGTAGTCCAGCTGCTGGAAGAAGTGCGCGTTATCGTCGGTGTGCCCGAAGTCGGCGTAGTTCGGCGAGTACTCGTACTGGGTACTGAACGGGATGCTGGTGATGATCAGCCCCACGCTGTTGCTTTCCATGCTGCGGGTTTCGAGCACGGTGTCGTTGTTGACGATGGTGTAATCCTTGCCCTTGATCTCGACACGCTCGACGCCCATGGCGCGGGTGAGCTGTTGAGCCATGGCGGCCACGGACAGGCCGTACTGCTTGATGATCTCGGTCATGCGCTGAACCATGGTGTTGTGCTGCTGCCACTTGCGTTCCAGCTGGCGACGGATGTCGCGCTCGGCCTCGGTGTAGATGAGGTCGACGCGCACGCGGCCGGGCTGCAGGAAGCGGTGCAGACGGTGGATGGACTGGATGAAATCGTTGAACTTGAAGCCGATGCCCAGGTAGATGGCCCAAGAGCAATGGCGCTGGAAGTTGCAGCCGGACCCCGCGATGACGGGCTTGGCGGCCAGCTCCTGGAACTCGCCATCGCTGAACCGCACGATGGTGCTCTCGCGCTCGTCGAGGTCCTGATTGCCGTACACGCTGACGGCGGACGGAATGGCGGCCTCGATCGCGTGACGCTCGGCCTCGAGGTCGTGCCAGATGATTCGGTGAGCGCCCGGATCCTCGGCGCGGATTTCCATCATCTTGGCGATGCGTGCCGACAGGCTCTCGCGCTTCTCGGCCGCGGCGTCTTGCACGCCGATGGCAGTGTTGCGTAGCAGGCGACCCTGGCCGTTGCGTTCGTGGCCGGCCTGCGAATGATCGGACGGCACCTCATGCCAGCGGATATCCAGTTCCGGCAGGGCGTAGCCTTCATCGCTGAAACCCAGGTCGCTCGGCCGCTGGACGAAGATCGCCCAAGAGGCGACCCACATCCAGAACTCGCCTTCCTTGTGGGCGTGAATGGTGAGTTGGTCGGCCTTCTCGCTGTTGCGCTTGAAGAAGCGCGTCTTGGCCTGGCCAACATCCATCACACCCAGGAAGGCCGAGTAGGCCAGCAGCTCGATGTATTCGTTCGGGCTCGGGGTGGCCGTGGCCACGTACCGGTACCGGACGCCCTCGCTGCGGATGCCGTTGGCGCGATCGTCGCCGGCGAACAGCGCCATGAACTCACGGAAGGTCTTCGACCCGCCGAAGCCGCGCAGGCAGCTCGCTTCGTCCAGGCTGGCGACGCTGAACAGGTGAGGATCCAGCTTGCCGTCGCGCACCGTCTCGTAGTTGGTCAGGTAGATGACCGTCGGATCGTCTACCTCGTCGAAGCGGCGGATGAAGCGCACCGTGATGCCGAGCATGGCCGCGTCGCGGTAGAACTCCTGGCGAACGCCCAGCGGGATGGTGATCAGCGCATAGCCGCCGGCCCGCTCGCGGGTGACGCGCACCGTTTCGAGCTGGATCATGGACTTACCCAGGCCGAACGCGGCGAAGCAGGCCGCGCGCCCCTGGCGCACCAGCCAGGTGGCGATGGCGCGCTGGTGCGGTTTCAGCAGGGGATGGAATACCGAAGGATCAACCTCGAAGCCTTGCGGCTCGGCAAGGCGCACCTTGGCGCGCAGGAACTGCTCGTAGGCGATGGTCATGCCGGCGCCCCTTCGGCGGACGAAAGCCTGGTGTTTGCGTCGCCTTCGAAGATCGGCAGGATCTGGTAATGCACTGACCAGTCTTGAGCCGTGGCTTGGTTGGCCGTCTCCATGAGGTAGTCCGAGGTACGCCAGCCGATAAGGCGCGTCGCTGCATTGACTTGCTGAGGGGATTCCAGCAGCAAGGCCTGACGAGTAGGGCGAGCCAACTTTTCCTCCACGGCCTGGACAATGAAGGTGTTCATGCTGGTGTGGTCTGCCTTGGCCGCGTCTTCGACGCGGGAGCGAACGCCGTCGGGCAGGCGGATAACGAACTTGTCTGCGGTGCGGGAATTAGCCATGGCGGATCACCTCGCGCTTGAGCTGGTCGACGAGTTGTGTGGGCAGGTTGCGGATGAGCAGTTGGCCGCGGGCTTCGTCGAACTCGACCTTGTTGCCCAGCAGGTGCGCTTCGAAGCTGATCGACAGGCCTTCGGTGCGGCCGGTGAAGCGGCGGAACTGGTTGAGGGTGCGTTTATCCGGCGGGATCACCGGCGACAGGCCGTAGTCCTTGTTGCGGATGAATTCGTAGAAGGCGCTCGGGCGCTCCTCGTCGAGTAGCGCGGCCAGTTCTTCAAGGCTGATGGGCTCGCCCAGCCTGGCCTGGCTGGCGGCGTAATCGACCAGGGCGCCGGTCTTCTCGCGCGCCTGTTCTTCCGGCAGATCCTCGCTCTCAACGAAATCGCTGAAGGCCTTGAGCAGCGTGCGCGTTTCACCCGGCGCATCGATCCCTTCCTGGCAGCCGATGAAGTCGCGGAAGTAATCGTTGATGCGACGGCCGTTCTTGCCCTTGATGAACGAGATGTACTGGCGCGACTGCTTGTTGTTGCGCCATTCGCTGATGTTGATACGCGCGGCCAGCTGCATTTGGCCGAGGTCCAGGTGCTGCGCGGCCACTACATCCAGCGATTCGGTGACGGTCACGCCCTCGCTGTGTTGCAGCAGGGCGATGGCCAGGTAGTCGGTCATGCCCTGCTGGTAGTGCGCGAACAGCACGTGACCACCGGTGGAGAGGTTGGATTCCTCTATCAGCTTCTGCAGGTGCTCGACGGCCTGCCCAGTAAAGCCGGTGAAGTGCTGGGTACCGTCGAGGTAGGCGCGCAGCCAACCGCTGAACGGGTAGGCGCCGGACTCTTCATGGAACAGGCCCCAGGCCTTGCCCTGCTTGGCGTTGTAGCTCTCGTTGAGATCGGCCAGCAGGTTCTCCAAGGTCTGGGATGCGTCCAGTTCGGAGTCGCGGGTGTGAAGCACGGCGGGCGTGCCGTCGGGCTTCTTGTCGATCAGGTGGATGATGCTGTGACGAATAGGCATGACTGCCTCCTATTTGGTTAAGGTGGTCAGATGCCTTCGGGTACTTCTTCACCGCCCAGCGATTCCAGCAGGGCCGGCACGAACTCGCGGAAGGTGAGCATCATCAGGACGAAGCTGGCGTCTTGCTGGCTCAGGGCGTCGTCGCCGCCGTCCTGTTCGGCCTGGTCCTGCAGCAGGTTCTCGAAGCGCAGCCCCTTGATGACCAACTTGTCGTCGAGCACGAAGGACAGCTTGTCTTGCCAGGCCAGGGAGACGAGGGTGACCAGCTTGCCGGCTTCGAGGTGCTGCTGGATTTCGTCGCTGGTCAGGTCCTGGTGGGTGGCGGCGATCTTGCCGCCGTCTTCGTGGGTATCGCAGAGCATGGCGCGATCGAGGATGTGGAAGTCCTCGGCGGCCTGCTGGCGCTTCAGCCAGTCGGTGAGGGTGGCGCTGGGAGCGACCTTGACGGTGAGCGGGCGTACCGGTAGCGAGCCGAGCGCTTCGCGCAGGGTGGACAGCAGGTCCTCGGCGCGCTTGTGGCTGGAGGAGTCAACGAAGATCAGGCCGCGCTGGGTGTCGATGGCCGCGTAGGTGCGCGATTTGCGTGGGAACGCCCGGGGCAGGAAGGCCTGGATGATCTCGTCCTTGATCTGGTCGCGCTCCTTCTTTAAGACCTTGCGCATCTGCTCGGCTTCGATTTCCTCGACCTTCTCCTTCACGGCATCCTTGATGACGCTGGGAGGCAGGATGCGCTCTTCGCGCTCGGTGGCGATCAGCAGGCAACCATTGGATGAATGCACGAGCGGGGCGTTTTCGCCTTTGCCGATCGGCGCGACGAAGCCATAGGTGGACAGCTCCTGGCTGGCGCAGGGGCGGGCTGGCTTCTCGCGCAGTGCGTCTTCAAGCGGGTGATCGATCAGCCCCTCGCGGTCTTCACGGGTGCTGAGTCGAGCGCGCTCGATCAGGGCGGCGACTTCTTGCGTGATGCGGTAAATCAGCAGATTGCGGAACCACATGGTGATGCTCCTTATGTAGAAGGTCAGGCGCGGCAGCGGCCGTCGTCGCGCAGTTCGATGCCGTGCTGGGCGGCGATCTGCTCGACGATTACGGTGTTCAGGCGGATGCCCTGGGCTTTCAGGGCCTGGTAGATCTCGTACGGGGTGCGGCGAATCGGGCCGAGGTCGGTCTCGACCAGGGCCAGCTCTGCGATGCGCTTGGCCAGTTCCAGCCGCTGCCGCTGGTACTCGCGACGTGCACGCTTGTTGCGGCTGATGCTGGTGTTCCAGCTGGTGGGCACGATGGGCGCCCGCTCGGTGTGCGGTACCCGCTCGATCTTTCCGCCACCGGCGAGGAAGGCTGCGACCTGAAGCAGCAGGCCGCGGCGCTCGTCCTCGCGAGCCGGTGGTGTGGGCAGGTTGAGTGTTGTCAGGTGGTGCATGGCTGCCTCCCCTCAGGCGTAAGCCGCGTACGGAGCGGCAGAGGTGTGCAGGAACTGCTCACACACCTGGCGCGCCTGCTCGCAGCGGTCGATATCGAACAGGCCGAAGTGGCAGTGCTCTGCGGAAAGCCCCAGCTGAAGTGCCAGCCAGGCATAGGCTTCGGGGCGCGGCATATGGCCGTCGCGCCAGATCTGCTCGAAGGGGCGCTTGCAGCGGTTGCGCGCTTCGCGCAGCGGCTTGTCGGCGAGGGTGCCGAGCGGTAGGTCGGTGTCAGGGTGAAGGCCGATATAGGCGCGGCAATCGCGGCATAGATAGGCGTATGGCCAGGCACCGTAAGAGCGCCCGTTGTATATCTCCGAGTTCTCCACCAGTGACACGCTGGTGCCATTGCAGCAGTTGCAACTGGTAGGGACTGGTAGGGCGTGCTTGATGCGCTTCAGGGCCTTGCGGCTGATGTAGGGCAGCGGTGCCGGAGCGTCGAGCTTCTTCGTGCAGAGGGCGCGTAGATCGATCATGGCTTAGGCCTCCACTGCCGCAGCTGCTGCCGGTGCCTGCACGCCTGACATGGTCACGCCCTGCAGGGCGAAGTAGATGCGGGCACAGGCCTGGGCGTCGGCCATGGCGCGGTGGGCTTCTTCCAGCTCTTCGCCGGTGTAGAAGCGATAGGCCTCGCCGAGGGTCGGCAGCTTGTTGCTGGCCAGGCCGACCTTGCCGCGGGTCTCGTAGCAGGTGCAGACCTTCTGGGTGGTGGTCTTGAAGCTGTCGGCCAGGTCCTTGCTGTGGTAGCGCGCCATGGCGATGCGGATGATCCGGTCGTCGAAGGTGGCGTTGTGGGCGACGCGGATGCTGGCGCGGGCGTGGATGGCCAGGAAACCTTCCAGTGCTTCGGCTTCGCTGATACCGACGTCCATGGCCATCTCGTGAGTGATGCCGTGGATGCGCGATATCTCTTCGGAGATGGTCCAGCCGTCCGGGCGGACGATGGCCTTGTAGCTGTCGAGCACGGCGCCTTGCTCGTTGTGCAGGATGGCGGCGATCTCGATGAGGTGGGGTTGGTGCTCGGACTCGCTGGGCGATTTCCAGTCGGGGAGGCCGGTGGTTTCTGTGTCGAATACGTTGATCAGCTTGGACATTTCTCTTTCCTCGGGCAAAAGGAGCCCCAACCCACGCCGGAAGGCCGGCGCGGCGGGTGTTTCAGGGGTGGTTTAGGCGGCTGCGGAGATCGGCTCGGCGATCACGCCGGGGATATCCAGGCCTTGGCGCAGCGTGTCGGCCAGTGCGTCAAGCGCTGCCTGGTCAACGATCAACAGGTCGTCGCTGGCCAAGCCGGCGGCGATCGCACCGATCAGGGCGCGCTTGTTGGTGACGCGGGCGTGCCAGTGACGGTTGTCGATCGGCTGTGGCTTGGTGGTCGGCAGCGGTTCGAGTTGAGCGGCGGTCGGCTCAGAACTGGCAACGGGCTGCTCCGGCGCGGCCGATACCGGCTCTACGGGCTGGAGCGCGGCGCGGGCTTGAGCAAGCTCATCCTGCAAGCGGCGATTCTCGGCCTGTTGCTCTTCCAGCTGACGGTTCTGTTCGGCCAGGGCGGCTTCGGCCTTCTTGCGGTCGGCCTCGGCGGCGTCGAATGCGAGGCGGTCGGTGAGCATCTGTGTCAGCTCGTCCAGGGCGTTCTGGCGAGCTTCTACCGCTTCCTTGGTCAGGTCGAAGTAGTCATGGGTAGCGTCGATTTCGCCGACGCGGTCGATCATGGCGCTGATCTCGTCGCTGGACTTGCCGCGCACCTGACCGGGCATGGCCACGATGGCATCGACCTTCTGCTGCAGGCGGGCAATACGCTCCTGGCGTTCGCGCTCGATGCGATCGTCGACTTCTTGCTTGGCGGCCTTCATGGGTTTTTCCAGGCTAACCAGCTCTTCGGTGATGCGTTTGGCTTCGGCGTCGAGGATGCGGCCGGCTTGCAGGTGGGGTTCTTTCTCCCGCTTGCGTGCGGCTTCCAAGCTGGTGCGCAGACCGGTCAGTTCCTTGATGCCAGCCTTGACCCAGGCATAGCCTTCCTCGGTGTTGGCGTCCGGTACCACCTGGTATTTGGCGCGAAGTGCGGCCAGGGCGGCGTTTGTCTGGCTGTACTCGGCGACCTCTACGGTGCCGCGCTCCAGGTCTACGTTCTTCAGGTTGGTCATGATGGCTATTCCTTTGTTGTGGCAGGTTGCAGGGCGGCTTGGCGAGCGGCGGCCGCCTCGTTGATTCGGGCTTCGATGTTGTCGGGGTTGATCTCGACGACCACGGCTTTGGCGCGGGCGGTTTGCACGATCTGCTTGCGCATCAGCTCCAGGGCACGCTCGTTGGGGCAGGCCTCGAGGGCGCTGATCTGGCTGCGGAGCCAGTCGGCGAATTCGCCCTTGGCTTCGGTCATGACGGCGGCGGAGCCGGTTTCGCCGGCCTCGTCGAGGCGCTTCTTCAGCTCCAGCCCCTGCAGATAGGTTTCGTCCTCGAACATGCCGAGGTACACGTCGGCGCAGAAGCCGAGCATGGACAGGCATTTCTTGATGGCGTCGGTGAGGCTCTTCTTCGGTGCATCGAAGTCGGTGTATGCGCCCCACGAGCATTTGCGGACGTAGGGGGTATGGCCGAAGTGAGTCAGGGTGTTGCGCTTGCCACCGTGCACGTACCAGAACTTGATCTGCATGGTGTGCATCTTCTCGTGGTCGATGACGGCGCCATCCTTGCCCAGGATAGGAGCGCCCTGGTCGTAGCGATCGACCAGCACTTCGTAGCCCCAGCCTTTGCCGATCGGGCCGAACAGTTCGGTAGCGCGTTGCACCATGTACAGGCCGTTGATGGACGTGACAGTGCGCCCATCGAAGTCGTCGGTCTTGGTGAAGTCCTTATCGGTCGTCTTCACCTGGTCCCAGATGGCCATCTTCGAATTCGGTTTATCAGCCATTTTTTCGTTCTCCTTGCTCTGGCTGCTGCGCTGCGGGCTCCTTGATGGCTTCGACCCAGGCCGTTACCTCAACCAGAGAGAAACCGGCAGCGGCGCTGCGGGCGGCTGATTCGCTGAGCTTCACCTGCTTGGGAAAGGTGCCTGCAGCGATGCGCCGGTAGATGGTTGGCCGCGACAGGCCGGTGATCTTCACCACTTCGGGGAAGCGGATGATTCGGTCGCCTGCGGCTTGTGTTGTGTTGGGCATGGGAACTCCGATCAACCGTACTGGATGGCGCTAGCAATGAGCACAACGCCGAAAATAACGACCCAGAAGAGCAGGCTCTGGGCGAATGCCTTGGCCTTCATGGCTGCACCTGGTGTTCGATGCACAGCAGCTGCTGGATCTGCTGGGTGAAACGGTTGGCCTGTAGCTGCGCATCGGCCAGCACCTGGGTGCGGGCTTTTTCCAGAGCCGCCACTTCGGCCTTGATCAGGTCGCAGGTGGGGACCTTGACGGTCACCTCGGTGGAACCCAGCACGATGTAGCCGCCGAAGTTCTCCCCCTCGGTTGGGTCGAAGGAGAGCAGGGTCAGGTCATACGCTTTCTCGGGGACGTGCCGGCGAGTGGCGCAGATGAACATCGTTTGGGTAAGGGTGTTAGGCAGGGCTTTCATGCCGGTACCTCGCAGGTGATGAACCAGGTGCCGCGGTAGCGGACCGTGCGTTTGATCTGGCTGGCGTCGGTGAGGCCACCCGCGACTGCACGCTGGAAGGCGTCTGTGAACCGGCGACCGGTGAAGGGCTTAAGCACGGGGCACCTCCAGTGAACGCTCGATCAATCTGGTGGCTGCGTTGATGAGCTGGGGCTCGAAATGCTCGGCCAGCTTCTGTGCTGCAGCGTGGTCGCCTCTTAGCGCTGCCAGCAGCACTTGCAGCAATGGGTGGTTGTCGTCGTCGGCGTCGAGCACCGACTCCATTGCGGTTGCGGCGTAACCGGGGCGAGCGGCCGAGCGAGGGGCGCAGAAGGGCACCAACTCAGCATCCTGGCCGGCGAGCAGGAGACCCACTTGCGCCTCGAGGTAGGCGCAGCGGCCGTCATCCTCCGCCGGGAGGGCGTTGTCCCATTTGAACTGGGCGGCCTGAAGGGCGGCGGAGGAATTAAGCACAGCTGACCACCTCGCTGTGTGTTCGCAGGTCGGCGATACGCCGCACGGCTTCCGCCTCGCAGAATGGGCGCAGCGCATCGCCGAGCAGCGCATCCAGCTGCTCCAGAGCCTGTTGCAGCAGGCCGGCATCCTTGTGGATGCGTGCCAGGCACAGGGCATAGGCGAGGTCGCTATCGAGGGCGCCGGCGCAGTGGCTGGCGTAGGCGTTGCTAGTTGCCGGCTCGCCCTGCTGGAGATCGGTAAGGATCAGTTGCTGCTGGCGTTCCAGAGCGATTTCGTCGCCCGCATGGGTGGCGGCTACTTGAGTGCCTGTGTTGTTGAGCATGGGGTGTGTCACATTCAATCCCGCCCTAAATTCTGTTCATTAAGCAGATTTGTGGTTTGCATTATGAGCAGGGATTAATCTGTGTCAATAGCAGAAAATAAAAAATAGGCGCAGAAAAAAGCCCGCGCATGGGCGGGCTTCAGATCGAAGTGTTGGGGTGGTTAGATCAGTGGTTCGTGTTTGGCGATGGCGACGCCGCAGATTTCAGCATCGCCATCAATGCGGAAGATCCTGTTCGGCCAGGAGGGGTTCAGGGCCATCAGGAACTTCTGATCATCCTCGATAAGCAACTGCTTAAACGTTGCTTCCTGAGTCTCTACAAGCTTGGCCACGACAAGGGATCGATGAAGGGCGCCGCGATCAGGATCGACGAAGATGATGTCGCCGTCGTTGAATGAGTGGCGCTCGGTGGGGTTGTACATCGACAGGCCGCGAACACGCAGCGCAAAAGTGCGCGGGCCATGGGTTACGGGGCATGGAAGCCATTGCTCTGCATCACCGACAGCATAGATGTCGGATACTTCGCTCCAGCAGCCAGCCTGTACCCAGGAAATCAAGGGAACCACGCCCTTGATGCGCAGAGCATCGCCCACGTTCGCATCGGGTATAGGGAGGCCAGTCAGGGATATATCCAGAAGCTGCAAAATTCTTTCCAGCAGCTCTTTGTTGGCGCCCTGCATATCTCGCTCCAGCCGAGACAGGTTGCCGGTATCCGTGCCTGCCTCATGGGCAAGCCTCTCCAGCGTCCATTTCTTGGCTTTGCGTGCCGCTCTGATAGTCGCTCCGATTCTCATGTGCTGATTTTCCGCTCCTTCGGCGCAGTGCACAAAGCTTGCTGCGCAGAATCTGCTTGCTTATAAATCTGCTTATTGAGCAGAATAGAGAAGAAACCATGTATGGAGGTGCTACATGTCGCCGTTAAGAAAGGCGCGCAAACAGCGGGGTTGGAGGCTTCAGCACGTTATCGACCGCCTGCGTGCAATGAATTGCAGTCTGGATACAGGGAATCTCTCGCGTATCGAGCGCGGCAAACAAACTCCGTCGCCGGTTACGGCAGAAAAGCTGTGCCTGGTTTTCGGCGGCGAGCTGACCGAGATCCAGATCTTGTACCCGGAGCGCTTTGCCGAAGAGCAGGCCGAAGCCGGTGCAGACGAGACACCTCATGCAGGCACAGAGCGCCGCCGCCATCGCGGCCGTCGCGCCACTGACCTCGATCCCGAACAAGCCCTGCAGGTGAAGGCGGAAGCCGAAGCCCTGGCCAGCGGGATCGCAACCCTTGTGCGGCATGTTCCATTGCCGCTGCGGTAAGCCTGCGTGAGAAGAGGAAAGCTGCATGTTCATCCCTGCAAAAGAAAACGAGATCAAGGCGCGCTTCGACGACGAAACCTACGAGGAACTGATGGCTGCCTGCCGGAAGTACCGAGTGCGTCGCGCGGTGCTAGTGCGCCAGATCGTCGAGGCGTGGCTGGCAGAGCACGAAGAGAAGGCTACCGCCCCCGGGCGGGTGGCATGAAGGCCCTCGGGAGGCCCTGTTGATGAACAGCACAACACGAACACAGACGGTCGATGACCGCGAACTGGTGGTGCGCCAGGCCATCCGCGAGATGACGCCGGCGGCGCGTGCACGGCTGGATCGGTATGCCGCTGCTCATGGAATGACGTGTGAGCAGGCGGTGGTGCAGATCTGTGGCCAGGCAATGCAAGCCGAGACGTACTGATGGCCGCGCTTCCGTACATGCAGCTGTATATCGCCGACTATCTGGCCGACACGATGCACCTGACGGCCGAGGAGCACGGTGCGTACCTGCTGCTGATGTTCAACTACTGGCAGACGGGCAAGCCCATTCCGAAGGCTCGGCTATCGAGAATTGCACGGCTGAGCAACGAGCGTTGGACGGCCGTTGAAGTTTCGTTGAACGAGTTTTTTACGGACAACGGAACGGAATGGGTGCATGAGCGTATCGAGCGCGACTTGGCAGCCGTGCATGCCAGCCAAGAGCAGCGGAGTGCTGCTGGAAAGGCGTCGGCAGCTGCCAGAAAGAACAGAACAGCAACGAAAGCAGTACGAAAGAGCAACGACCGTTCAACGCCCGTTGAAGATGCGTTGAACGGGAAGCCAACGAATAAAGATACAGATACAGATAAGAGTAATACCCCCCTTACCCCCCAAGGGGGGAACGCCCAGCAGCCCACCAAGCCGGCAAGCAAGTCGCAGCGATCGAAACCCAAGCGTGCCTTGCCGGTGCCGTTCGTGCAGACGCCGGAGATGCTGGCGTGGGCAGCGGAGAAGGCTCCGGCGGTAAACCTCGATCGGGAGACCGAGCGCTTCATCGACTACTGGACCGGGCAGGGCTCGACCAAGGCGGATTGGCCGGCGACCTGGCGCAACTGGATGCTGCGCGCCCAGGACGATCTGGAGCGGCGCGGGCTGGCCACGCCGGTGGCGAAAGACCCGAGCGACACGAGCTGGATTGACGAGGACGACGGGCTATGAAGACCGCGACCGACCTGATCAAGACGCTGCCGAACCTGCCTGCCGAGCCTGTGCAGGACAACCGTGCCCGCAAGCCAGGCGCGGAGACGGCGCGGATCGTAAACACGCTGTTCGATGAATTGCGCTCGATCTTCCCGGCCTGGCGCCAGGCCTGGCCGAACGACGCGGCCGAGGCGCGTGCCAAGCGCACCTGGGTGAAGGGATTCATGAAGGCCGGGGTAACCACGGTGGAGCAGCTGCGATACGGCATCGAGGCGTGCCGGCTGATGGATACGGACTTCGCGCCGAGCGTGGGCAAGTTCGTGAAGTTGTGCGTGCCGAGCGCCGAGGACCTGGGCCTGCCCGGCGACGAGGCCGCCTGGCGAGAGGTGGTGCGCCATTGCGCCAATCCTGGCCATCACTGCTGGAGCCACGAGGCCGTGCGCCTGGCTGGCAGCTCGGTGGGCTGGTTCAACCTGCGCTGCAGCAGCATCCCCGAGGAGACGCTGCGCAAGCGCTTCGAGCACGCCTATTTCCAGCTACGGCGCCGGGCATCCATGGGGCTGCCGCTGGAGGAGCCTCGCCAGGGCATCGAGGACCAGAGCGAAGGCCGTGAGCTGACCGTCGAACAGGCCGACCGCCGCGGCGAACAGATTGTGCAGCACCTGATGCGTGCGCAGGGGCTGGCCGGCATGACCGGCGAGCAAGCCCGGTTGCAGTTGCTGCGCCGGTTGAGGATTTCACGGGAACAGTCCCGTACGGGGGAGACAACATGATCGAGGCAAGGGCAAACCTGCTGACGATGGTTGCGCTGGGCATCCTGCGCAACTGGTACCGCTCCTGGGAGCAGTTTCACGCGCATGCGCATGGGGATGTGCGGCGCGGATCGCTGGTGGCGAAGGCGTACGGCCTGATCAACCACGACCGAGTGCTGAATGGGGAGGTGCGCCATGGCTGAGGCAGCGACAGTGCAGCGGCCCGAGACGGCCGAGCAGAAGGCGAAGCGGCGCAAGCGTGCCGCGCGCCCGGTGTACATGGAGTGGCGACCGATGGTGGACCAGCAGACCGGTGAAGTACGGCTCGCGCTGGTGGCCGAGAGCGGTATCGATCGCTTCCTGTTGAAAGAGCGCGGGTACCGGCCAGGCGACCAGGTGCGGGCAGAGATCAAGAAGCCGCGCAACGTGAAGATTCATCGCCTGGTGCATGCGCTGGGCAAGCTGGTCGGCCAGAGCATCGACAAGTTCCAGGGCATGGATGCGCACAGTGCGATCAAGAAGCTGCAGTTCGATGCGGGCGTGTGCTGCACGTTCGAGGCGTTCGATATTCCAGACCTTGGGCGCGTGACGCGCCGCATCCCGGAAAGCCTGGCCTTCGACGAGATGGACGAGACGCGGTTTCGTGAGTTCTGGAGCGGGATCTGCCAGCACCTGATCGCCGAATACTGGCACGGCCTGAGCGAAGAGCAGGTCGAGGAGATGATCGATCTGATGCCACAGGAGGGTTCGTGATGAAGGGGCGCAATCCGTCTGCTTCCGACAAGCGCTTTCACAGCCAACTCGCTGCGCTGGGCTGCATCGCCTGCCGCATAGACGGCAATTCTAACCCGGTGGTGAGCATCCATCACATTGACGGTCGCACCAAGCCTGGCGCGCACAAGCTGGTGTTACCGCTGTGCGCGGGTCACCACCAGGATGGTACTGGCATCCCCGGCCTGATCGCGGTGCATCCGTGGAAGCGGCGCTTCGAAGATCGCTATGGGCGTCAGGAGGACCTGTTGGCCATGTGCATGGGGCTGCTGAAGCTCAAGGGGGCCGCATGATCCTCGGAATCGATCCTGGGCTATCCGGCTGCCTGGTGGTGCTGGAGCCGAGCATGGCCTACCTGCGCCATTTGCACATGCCGACGATGAAGCTCGCCAGCAAGAACCGGGTGAACGGCGCGGCGCTTGCGGCCTTCCTGCGGGAGCACCCGATTCGCCATGCCTACCTCGAGCAGGTGGGCGCAATGCCTGGTGGTGGCGAACGGAAGATGGGCGCCGCATCGGCGTTCTCTTTCGGCCACTCGGCCGGCGGCGTGGAGATGGCACTGCAAGTGCTGGGCATCCCTTACACGCTGGTGACACCGCAAGTCTGGAAGAAGCGCGCCGGCCTGCAGGGCAAGGAAAAGGATGCGGCCAGGGCGCGGGCAATACAGCTCTATCCCGGTGTGCGTGATCTCGACCTGAAAGGGAAGGGCCAGGCGCTGGCGGACGCGATGCTGATTGCCCGGTACGGGAGCGGTGCATGAACACGCTTGCATTGATTGATGGCGGGGGAGAGCGCGAGATGCAGAACACGATCTGCGGGGCAAGCACGCTAGTGACATTCGACGGGGAGGAGAGGTCGGCGCTTGAATGGGCCACGAAGCGCGGTTTGAAATGGCAAACGGTGCGGATGCGCCGTTATCGCGGGGCCTCGTGGGAGGAGGCGTTGCGGCCTGGATTGCGGCGTACGCCGTGGATGGCGGGGTGGGCGATGTCGGCTACGGTGGAGCGGTGCCGGGCAGTGCAGTAGTAATCGAGGCCTGGGTTAAAAGCGCTTGAAGTGTGACTGTTGCGCATGAAGACTGTTGTGGATCTATTCATCGAGAGGTGCTTCATGCAGAAGCCAGAAATGTACGACGTGAATGGCTACCAGCTGATCAAGGGTGATGACTTCACATGGCGCATTTGGAATGACGATGGTCCGATCAGTGAGCCTTTTGAACTGTTCACTGAGGCGCGGGACGCAGCAGAGCAACTTCCACCGAAGGGGCGGCGATACTGACGAGGACGTCTAAGCCACTCGGTGCCACCTGCTAAAGCTTGCGGCACAACGACCTATTCATCCAGAACCGCGCTGCTTGGGTCGAATGCTGTAGGTTTATCGTATAGCCGGTTACATGCCACGCGAATTTGTTGTGCAGCGAGCTGGCTGCGTGTGTCCCTTGATTTCTCGAGGGCGCATTCAGCGCCCGATTTGTAAGCAAGGAATCCCCTGCCAGAACCTTGCCGTACTGATGAGTAACGCTCGGGATGCTGGCCGTTGCATACCTGGGCGGCTGCATAAACTGCGGCATCGTTCTGGATGCCGGGCAGACTATCCAGCATGCAAGTGGCGTAGTTATCCGCTTGGGCCAGGACAGGAACGAGAAGTAGGGCGGAGGCGAGCGGCTTTTTCATGGGCATCCCAGCCGAATAAAGTGTCCTGACAATAGCATCGTTTGCTTGCTAGGCGCTTCGAGTCACATAGCGTCGCGCTCATTCAGTCATGAGCGGACGTTGATGGCATGGCCAATCGTACAGAGCTGACCGTCGAGGTAGTGGGCGCCTCGGTAGGCAACAAGATGATGGGGGTGGGCGCCGGTACCGGCGTCGTGGCCTGGCTGGCGTCGGTGAACTGGCTGGGGTTGGCCGGCGTGCTGGTTGCAGTGCTGGGCCTTGTGGCGAATGTCTGGTTTCAGCACCGCCGCGATCGACGTGAGGCGGCCGAGAGCGCAGCGCGCATCGCTGCCATGCAGGATCGGTGCGGGCTATGAGCAATACACGGCCCAGACAGCTGGTGGCGGCGCTTACCCTGAGCGCCGCTGGCTTTGCGGCCTGGATGGGTAGCGAGGGATTCACCAGCACAGCGATCATTCCCACCCGGGGCGACGTGCCCACCATCGGCTACGGTTCGACCCGCTATGAAGACGGCACGCCCGTTACCCTCAAGGATCCGGCCATCACGCCGCAACGCGCCGAGCAGCTGGCGCGCAATCTGCACAGCGAGGAAGAGCGCCGGTTTCGCGCCTCGCTGCCCGGCGTGGATCTGTTCCAGGAAGAGTACGACCTGTACCTCGATTTCACTGGCCAGTATGGCATTGGTAATTGGCGCAAGCCGAAGTCGCCGCGCACCTGGTTGCTGGCGGGTGATTACATTGGGGCATGCAAGGCGCTACTGAATTGGCGCTTCGCGGCTGGTTACGACTGTTCGACCACGATCAATGGCAAGCGCAACCGTCGCTGCTGGGGCGTGTGGGAACGGCAGCAGAAGCGCTACGCGCAATGCATGGCCGTCCAGGGCGGTGCGCTATGAGCGTCGACAAGGCGCGCATGCTGGCCTATGCCGTGCTGACCATTGCCGGCCTGGCCGTCGGCTGGAATGTGCGGGGCTGGAAGGAGGGCTATGAGGCGAACATGCGTGCCGAGGCTGAGCAGAGGTCCGAGGAGCTGGCCCGTAAGCTAGTGGCCGGTATCAGTCGGGAAACGCTCGAGGCGATCGGCAACATCCGCATCGAGAACACCACCATCTACCAGAAGGCCACCCATGAAGTGCAGACCAACACTGTGTATCGCGATTGCCGCGTGCCTGCTGCAGGCATGCAACTCGTCAACGATGCGCGCACCGGTAGCGATTGACGAGGGGCTGCTGCAGGAGTGCGCACCGATCCTGCCGGTACCGGTTGCCGAGGACGGTACAGCATCCATGGGCGACCTCACGCTGGCCGACATTGCCCTGGCCGGCCAGTACCGTGAGTGTGCAAAGGGGAAGGCAGGGTTGATCCGGGCTGTGCGTGAGGCGATGCAAGAGCGCAGATAGTCTGACCAACCCCGCACGCACGCGCTACAGCACAGGTGCCAGCCAGAACCATAGTGTCGGCAGGCCGAGCGCCAGGATCAGCAGCGTCATGGGTGTGAACAGTACGTGGCGCCACTCGTATACGGCCCAGGCTGCGAGGATTGCAATCAGGATGGTTTCCATTGGGTGCTCAAGATAGTGAACGGAGCACCCTATTAACCATATACCGAAGCCGATTTGGCTCGGATTAGTACCAGATTCTTGTCAGTTTAACGGGGTGCGCGACTGCAGCCATGCAGAAGAATGCCAGGGCTCAGGGATCGGTAACATCGACCTTGCCGCCAGGAATGTCGGTCCAGCAGCTGCTGATGTTCTTCCTGGCGCAGGTATCGGCGATCTTCGGACCAAGGAGCTCGCGGGTCTTGTGCAGGTTTTTATCGGTCACGTTTTCGCCGCGTACGGTGTTGTCCCGCCAGCCGCAGAAGTACACCTTGTGGGCCTCTTCGACGTTCCGGCGGACCCTAGCCACGTCATGCGGCTCTGCTTTCTGCGCTGGGTTCGCATGAGCAGGTATATGGTCGTTGAAGCTCTGCAGGAAGCCAGCGGGTGAGAATCGGTTGTTCGGGTCGTACTGCAAGCCAAGGAGGTTGCAGAGGGTGGCGTAGTCGGCTTTGTCCAGTTGCGGATGGATGACCCGGAAGCCGCGTTCCACCTTGAACTCGAAAGACAGGTTGTGGCCTTGGGCACCGAAGAGGAGGCCGTAGGGGCTTTCATCGATAAGGAACATGACGTCGAAGGTGACAGGACCTTGCTGATAGGCGAACCGGTACCGGTCGATACCTTGAGCGCGCATGCTGTTGTACAGGTTCCGTAGACCGTCCAATACCACTACTGCCATTGCCGTCTCCTTCGCTCAAGTGAGCCATCACCTTGCCAGCCTTTCCGGCGATAGGGAAGTGAGGCACACAGCCGCTGCGCCAAGCATGCAGCCAAGGCGCATACACCGCTGATTGCGTTGCCGTCGCAGTCACATAGCGTCCCGGTCATCGACTCCCATAGAGCTGTACCGATGACCGAGAAGACCCCTACCACGAAGCCACGCAAGCCAGCGGCGAAGAAGTCGGCGGCCAAGTCTGCGCGTGCACGTAGGACCGCCAAGGTCGGAATGGCCGTTGTGAAGATGACCGAGCTGCAGGTTCGGTTCGTTGAGGAGTACCTGGTTGATCTGAACGCTACCCAGGCGGCGATACGGGCTGGTTATAGCGAGAGAACGGCGAAGGAGATCGGTTACGAGAACCTCACGAAACCTTACATCCAGGCAGCCATCGCAGAAGCACGCCAAGCCCAGCAGCAACGCACCGAGATCACAGCAGACCGAGTGTTGCGAGAGGCATGGAATCAGGTCACGGCAGATGCACGCGAGCTGACCGAGTTGGTGGTGGTCTGTTGCAGGTATTGCTATGGCAGAGGCCACCGCCGGCAGCGCACACAAGCTGAGCGGGACTATGCATTCGCCGAATGGGTCGACGAAGGCGAGGATCCTGATCGTTTCCCTGAAGATGGTGGCGTCGGCTTTGATCCCAATCGCGAGCCGTTCGCCGAATGCCCAGAGTGCGGTGGCCATGGGTACCCACGCGTGGTGCTCAAGGACACTCGCAAGCTATCTCAGACTGCGGCATCGCTGTTTGCCGGCGTTAAGCAGACGAAGTTCGGTATTGAGATTCAGACACACTCGAAAGATGCGGCTATGGAGAAGCTGTTCAAGCACCTGGGCCTGTACGAGAAGGATAACCAGCAACGCGTTGATCCGCTGGCGAGTCTGCTCCACAGCCTGAGCAGCGGCACCAGTAACGGCTTCAAGCCGGTCGCGTCAGATCCTGATCACGGGGAAGAATGACCGTGGTGAAGATCGTACACGACGAGCCGCTACTGCCATTGCCGACCAATGCGAAGGAGCTGGAGCAGTGCCTGGCCGATCCAGAGTGGCGCCTGTTCTCCGGCTGCCTCTACAAGATCATGGTCAAGGGAGACGATGAGGGCGAGGAGGCCATGGTGATGCCTTTCCGGCCGAATCGCGCGCAGAAGCGTTTCCTTCGCCGGCTATGGCATAGAAACCTGATCCTCAAGGCCCGACAGTTGGGCTTCACGACCCTGATCGCAATCCTGTGGCTCGATCACGCGCTTTTCAACGGCAACCAGCGATGCGGCATCATCGCCCAGGATCGCGAGGCCGCAGAGGCCATCTTCCAGGACAAGGTGAAGTTCGGCTACGACAATCTGCCTGCGGAGTTGCGCGAGCGCTTCCCTCTGGCGCGTGACAGTGCGATCCAGCTGCTATTCGCCCATAACAACAGTTCGGTACGCGTAGCGACGTCAATGCGCTCCGGGACGATCCACCGTCTGCACGTTTCCGAGTTTGGGAAGATTTGCGCCAAGTACCCTGACAAGGCCGCGGAGGTCGTGACCGGGTCGATTCCGGCGGTGCCCACCAATGGCGTGCTGGTGATCGAATCCACTGCCGAGGGACGCGAAGGCGAATTCTACGACATGGTCCAACTGTCGGAGAAACAGCACCAGAGCAAGAAACTGCTGACGCCGAAGGACTACCGGTTCCACTTCTATGCCTGGTGGCAGGAGCCGAAGTACCGCCTCGACTCGCGCACTGTCGAGGTCGGTCGCGACGAGCACGAGTACTTCGACAAGATCGAGGCGGCGATGGGGTGCACCATCGACCCCGACCAGCGCGCCTGGTACGTCGCGACCAAGCACGCGGACTTCGCAGGCAAGGAAGAGCGGATGTGGCAGGAGTACCCCTCCACGCCAGCCGAAGCGTTCCAGATCAGCACCGAGGGCAACTACTACGCTAAGGACATGATCGCCCTGCGCAAGCGCGGCGGGATCACGCGCGTCCCGGTACTGGATTTGCCAGTGAACACTTTCTGGGATATCGGCCGCAGCGATGGCTGTGCCGTCTGGTTCCACCAAGACCTGCGCGGCGAAGACCGGTTCATCGACTACTACGAAGAGCACAATGAGGATCTTCGGCATTACGTCGCCATGCTGCGAGCCAAGGGCTACGTCTTCAACAAGCACTTCCTGCCGCACGATGCTGACCACAAGCGGCTGAGTGACACCAACAAAAGCACCAAGCAGATGCTGCAGGGCCTGATGCCCGGCGAGAAGTTTTCTGTGGTTCCGCGTATCACCGAGCTGATCACCGGCATTCAGCAGACCCGCAAGCACATGAAGGGTGTGTTCATGGACGAACGAGCGTGTGCCGAAGGGATCGCGCGGCTCGAAGGCTACCGCAAGAAATTTAGCCGCGCCGAAAACCGCTTCCTCGATGACCCCGACAAATCCAACGGCTGCACTGAGGGCGCCGACGCCTTCCGCCAGTACGCCCAGGCCAAAGAGCTCGGGATGATCACCAGCAATGAAACCTCTTACCAAGAAGCCCCGCCACCCGACTGGCGCACTTGAGGACGACCATGGACGCCACCAACACGTTACAGCCCCAAGCCGAGCAGCCAGCCGATGAACTGGCGCTGAGCCTGCACGAATACACCGAGTTCATGGAAGAGATCGAGGAGCAGCCGAGCTGGCGGCACACGGCCGACAAGGAAATGGACTATGCCGACGGTAACCAGCTCGATACCGAACTGCTGAAGCGGCAGCAGGAGCTGGGCATTCCGCCTGCGGTGGAGGATCTGATCGGGCCGGCGCTGCTGTCGATCCAGGGTTATGAGGCGACTATCCGCACCGATTGGCGAGTGACGGCTGATGGCGGTACCGGCGGGCAGGACGTGGCCGATGCGCTGAACTATCGGCTCAACCAGGCGGAGCGCAAGAGCAAGGCCGATCGCGCGTGCTCCGATGCGTTCCGACCGCAGATCGCGGTAGGGCTCGGCTGGGTCGAGGTGCGCCGCGAGAGTGATCCGTTCAAGTTCCCGTACCGCTGCAGCGTGGTGCATCGCAGCGAAATCCATTGGGACTGGACGGCGAAGGAGGCTGACCTGTCGGATGCGCGCTTCCTGCGTCGTCAGCGCTGGCTGGCCCCCAAGCGTGCGGCACTGGTATTTCCCAAGCATCGCGAGCTGATCATGACTGTCGACCGTCACGGCCCGGGCTGGTGGGCAGAGCAGGCGATCGAGGTTCAGGACGGCGGATCATCCACCGGCTTGCATAGCGCCTGGGGCGAGGCGCGTGCATGGACCGTGCAGGAGGATCGCTGGTACAACCCGACGAGCAAGGAGGTGTGCATCGCCGAGGTCTGGTACCGCCGCTGGGTGGACGTAGCGGTGCTCAAGACGCCTGATGGGCGCGTGGTGGAGTACGACGAGAATAACGACGCGCACAATGCGGCCATTGCGATGGGCCGGACGACGGTCACCCGCGCTGTGGTCGCCCGGGTGCGTCGCAGCTACTGGCTGGGGCCGCACCTGCTGGACGATGGACCGAGCCCCTACAGCCACACGCATTTTCCATACGTGCCGTTCTGGGGCTTCCGTGAGGACACCACGAACGTGCCCTACGGCTACGTGCGCGGCATGATCTTCCCGCAGGACAGCCTCAACAGCGGGATCAGTAAGCTGCGCTGGGGCATGGCGGTGGTGCGTACCGAGCGCACGAAGGGTGCAGTGGCCATGAGCGATGCGCAGTTCCGCCGGCAGATTGCTCGCGTGGATGCCGATATCGTGCTGGATGCCGATCACATGTCACAGCAGGGCGCGCGCTTCGAGGTCAAGCGCGACTTCCAGCTCAACAGCCAGCACTTCCAGCTGATCCAGGATAACCGGCAGTCCATCCAGCGTGTATCGGCGGTGACGGCGGGCTTTATGGGCAAGGAGGGGACCGCCAGCAGCGGTAAGCAGGAGCAGATCCAGGTCGAGCAGAGCAACCAGGCGCTGGCGCGGATCATGGACAACTTCCGCGAGGCGCGCTCACAGGTCGGCGAGCTGCTGCTGAGCATGATCATCGAGGACCTGGGCGAGCAGGAACACACGATCATCATCGAGGGCGACGCGGTGCGGGAGGATCGCACGGTGATCATCAACAAGCCCGAGACCGACCCTGTCACCGGCTACCCGTATCGCTCGAACGACCTGTTGCGCACGCGGCTGAAGGTGGCGCTCGAAGATGTGCCGAGCAGCGCAAGCTATCGCGGCCAGCAGCTCAACGCCATGTCGGAGGCAGTGAAGTCGCTACCGCAGCAGTACCAGGCGGCGATGCTGCCGTTCATGGTCAGCCTGATGGATGTGCCGTTCAAGCGCGACGTCGTCGAAGCGATTCGCGCGGCCGCCGAGCAGGAGTCGCCGGAGCAGGTCGAGCAGCGGATCAAGCAGGCGGTGGAGGATGCCCTGGCCAAGTCGGGGGCGGAGCTCAAGATGCGCGAGATCGCGATCAAGGAGCGTATCGGCGAGGCGGATATCGAGCGCATCCGTGCCCAGGCCGTGCAGATCGGCGTGCAGGCTGCGTATAGCGCCATGCAGGGCGGTGCGCAGGTGGCGACCATGCCGCAGATCGCACCCATCGCCGACGCCATCATGCAGAGCGCCGGCTACCAGGCGCCGAATCCGGTCGGGGATGATCCGAACTATCCAGGGCCTGCCGCTATGCCTGCAGCTATGGCAGCACCCATGCCAGCAGGCGCAGCGCCGGAGGTGCGCGAGAATACCAGCCCGGCCTATCCGCCGGTGCCGGACGATGGGGCATCGGCCATGCAGGGGATCGAGACGGCGCGAACGAGCGACAATCTTGCAGCGAAACGATGAAAAGGAAGTGCGGCGGTCAACACACCGCCGCGCGTTGCTGACCTCACCGCCAGGTGGTGTCTTGGAAAAGGGCCGTGGCAATTTCGACCAATGTTGCCTGATCCAAGGGAGCCGGCCCCTCAAGTTCCAACTGGCCGGCAGGGGAATCACTACGCTCGCGATAGGCCCCCCAGCTGTCAGCCAAGTGAAGCTCATAGTGGCGGGACGTTCCTATCACATTTGCAATCACTTCCTGACCGTAGGAGAAGTCGTTTAGCTGAATCTGCAGGGTTTTCGCACCTACCGTCAGCGTTAGATCATAGGCATTAATCGGGAGTATCCCGATATCAGAGGTCATGTCGATCGTGCGCGGCTCCGTTGACAAGATAGCCAACGTACTTCTGGTCTGCTGGTTGAGCTGAAAGACGAAACTCTCCACGAGTCTCACCAGATGCAATGCTCCATTCTCAACTTCGCCGGCACGCGCTTCGGTCCTGTTCTGCAACGCCGCTCTTGCAAGTAGTGAATTGTTCGCATGCACTATGAGGTTTTCCATCGCTGACATTGTTGCTTCCTTGGTTGTGTTGGTGGCAAAAAGATATCAGATACGTCACGGATTAGCAGAGAATCGAAGCTGACTCAACACGCAGTGGAGTTACTCACAGAAGGCTTGCCAGCGAAGGGGTATCGTCGAAGACCCAACATGCAAAAGGATTTGCCATGAAATGCTCTGTCGCTCGCGTATTGAAGATCACCGGCTTCGGCCTGGCCTGCGTTCTGGCCGGTGTCTACCTTGGCATCAATCACGCCTATGACCAGGTCGCAGCCACCTTGCCGGAGATGATCAAGGCTGCTGGCTGCATTACGCCAGACTGACTCTCCCCACTACCGACCTGCCATAAGCCCGCCCTGTGCGGGCTTTTTCGTTCCAGGCACTTGCAGCCCTTCCCGAGTCACATAGCGTCCCGCTGTGTCGATGGGCGTTTCGCCTGTCGAGACCACCGTAACCCATTGCGGCCACGGCGATATGTGGCGGGACGAGGTAGATGAAAACCGACGAGTTTATCCAGCAGCACGCAGTAGACGGGAACCTGACGGCTGAACAGGCGGCTGAGCTGATCCAGCTGGCCGAAGCGGGCGATACCGGCGGTGAGTCGCCGGAGGACGGTGGCGTGCCCAGCGCTACCACTGATGACGCGCAGGAACCGGAAGGCAGCGACAACAAGGAAACCGTAGCGGATCAAGAAAAGGAGCAGCAGGAGCCCGAGGCAGACCCGGCTGGTGCCGTGGTGCTGGCGAAGGATGGCAAGCACACCATTCCCTACGAGAAGTTGACTCAAGCCCGTGAGGGCGAGAGGACGGCCAAGGCCGCGCTCGATGCCGCCAATGCCGAGATCGAACGCCTACGGGCCGAAGCTCAGCAGCGCGCGGATGACGGCAAAGCCCCAACGGAAGCCGACGCCAACCTGGCTATCGCCGAAAAAGCGATGGAGCAGGGCATCGATCCTGGTTTGTTCGGGGATTTCTCCGAAGAAGCGCTCGCCAAGGGCGTGCAGGCTCTGGTGGATAGCCGTGTCGAGGCCGCAGTGGCCAAGGCGCTGGAGCCCATCAAGGCGAAGCAGCAGGCCGATGCCGAGCAGACCGCCGAGCAGGCCCATTGGGCCGCCATCTACGCGAAGCACGCTGATGCTGATTCCGTGATCGAGAGCAAGGAGCTGGCCGACTGGATTGCCAGCCAGCCGGGCTTCGTGCGTCGCGGATTCGAGCAGGTGATGCAGAGCGGGACGGCCGCCGAGGCGGTGGAAATGCTCGATGCCTTCAAAGCAGCCACTGGATCGACTCAGCAACCCACCCCGGCAGCGGACGTGAAAGCCGCCGCCAAAGCAGCTGTAGCCAATGCGCGCCCAGCGGTGCCTGCCAGCCTTTCGGACATTCCCGGAGGTGCGGCGCCACAGACGCGTGACGAGGCGATGCGGCAGATGGATGCCGTCCAGCTGAGTGATGCCATGGCGAACATGACGCCAGCGCAGATCGAGGAATACCTGTCGCGCAGCCTGTGAGCCAACGGGGCCGCGTGCCCCTCAACTGTCCCGATATTGCTAGGAGGTCATGATGACCGGCAAGACCCACACGCCGTATGGCGATCCAAGTGCAATGGTGCAGCAGGCGGTCGGCCTGTTTGCCACTCACACCCAGCGTAACACCACGCTCAACCGCCTGACCGGCAAGATGCCCAAGGGCACCGCGGGCGCCACCGCTACCCTGCGTCGTCAGTCGACCCAGCACATGCCGATCGTGCGCTGCGAAGACCTGGGCAAGGGCAAGGGCGACGAGGTGACCTTCCACCTGCTGAACCCGGTCGGCGCCAAGCCGATCATGGGTAGCGAATACGCGGAAGGGCGCGGCGTTGGCCTGAAGCTCTCGGAAGACCGGCTGCGCGTGAACCAGGCGCGTTTCCCGATCGACCTGGGCGACACCATGACCACCATCCGCAGCCCGGCGGACTTCCGCAAGCTGGGCCGGCCTGTGGCACAGAAGCTCGCCGATGCCTACTGCGACCAGTCGCTGCTAGTGCACATGGCTGGCGCGCGCGGCTTCCATGACAACATCGAATGGGCGGTGCCAACCACGGCGGATGCCAAGTTCGATTCGATCATGGTCAACCGCGTGAAGGCGCCGACCAAGAACCGCCATTTCATCAGCGATGGCACCAATGGCATTACGCCGTTTGCTGTCAATGCCGGTGAAATCGACCTGACCACCACCGACATGTTCTCCATGGATACCGTGGATGGCGTGCGCACCTACATGGAGCAGATCGCCCTGCCGCCGCCGGCGGTGATCTTCGAGGGTGACCAGGCTGCCGAGGACGAGCCGCTGCGTGTGCTGCTGGTGTCGTCTGCGCAGTACTCGCAGTTTGCCAAGGACCCGGCGTTCCGCCAGATCCAGGCGAACGCCCTGGCGCGTGCTGGCCTGGCGAACAACCACCCGCTGTTCCGCGGCAACGTGGGGCTGTGGAACAACATCCTGATCGTGAAGATGCCGAAGCCGGTCCGCTTCTATGCCGGCGACGTCATCAAGTACTGCGCGCGCTTCGACAGCGAGCAGGAAAGCTCGGTCATCGTGCCCGAGTCGTTCGGCGACAAGTTCGCGATCGACCGCTCGATCCTGCTGGGTGGCCAGGCCGTGGCCGAGGCGTTCGCCTCGAGCGACAAGGCCAAGATCCCGTTCTTCTGGAGCGAGAAGGAGCTGGACCACGGCGACAAGGTGGAGCTGCTGCTGGGCATGATCCGTGGCGTCTCGAAGATCCGTTTCGAGGTCGAGCATGGCGACGGCAAGCAGATCACCGACTACGGCGTGACCGTGATCGACACTGCGGTGCCGATCATCGGTGCGCGCAACTGATGGGCCGGGCCGGGTAACACCGGCCCAACCCTGACCCTGAACTGTATAGGAGCCCATCATGGCCGAAGTAAAAGTTAGCCACTTCCGTGGCCGCCAGTTCGGCGGTGCTGCCGGTGCTTACGGCAACACCACGTCGCTGGCATTCCAACTCAGGACCACTGCGCAGGGCGCGGCGGCCAACTCCAACTCTGCTGCTGCGCTGGCCGTAGGTGACGTTGTGGACCTCGGCGGCCTGCCTGCCGGCTTCCGCATGGATGATGCGCTGGTGGTCATTTCCAGCGGTCTCACCGCCGAGGTTACCGGTTCGCTCGGCTTCAAGTACGAGGACGGCGAGAACGACGCGCTTGTGGCGCAGGACGCTGCCTATTTTGGCGCCGGCCTCGACCTGGCAACCGCTGCCCGTTTGCGCAACGACTCGAGCAAGGCCCTTGTGACCCTGCCGAAGCCGGCGCGGTTGATCCTGACCATCGCCGGGGCTGCCAATGCCAAGGCTGGACAGATCGATATCGTCATCCAGGGCGAGCTGACCGGCGCCCGCTAAGTGGATCGGGGGCTTCGGCCCCCTGTCTTCATCGGAGAATCACATGAAGATCATCACACCGCTTCTCATCGCCGCCATTGCGCATGAGGCCAACCGTGCCTATTGCCAGTCGCTGGGCGATGACAGTCAGCCAGTGTGGGCCGAGGCGCCCGAGTGGCAGCAGCAGAGTGCCCTGGCAGGCGTCGAAATGCACCTGGCGAACCCGGAAGCGACCCCGGAACAGTCGCACGAGTCCTGGCTGGCGCAGAAGATCGCCGAAGGCTGGGTCTACGGCGAGGTGAAAGACCCCGAGAACAAGTTTCACCCCTGCTGCGTGCCCTACGAGGAGCTACCGGCCGAGCAGAAGGCCAAGGATTACATCTTCCGCGGTGTGGTGCATGCGATGGCTGCGCTGGCCGAGCAGGTGGAAGTGGAGCATGCGAGGACCGGTGATGGTGGTACCGCCGTTGTCGAGCCTGCGCCTGCAACCGTGGACGTTGCCGTCGGAGAGAAGGCTGTGACCTTCATCGGGCGCCGCGAATCGTTCACTGATCGCTTGTACGGCACCGGGCTGACGTTCAGCAAGGGCCAGACCCGCGTGCTGCCGGTCGAGATCGCGGAGAAGTTCCTGCGCCATCCTGATGTGTTCTCTCCCAGCGCTGCGGTGGCCAGTGTTCGCCAGGAGGATGCCGACGACACCGAGGCAACTCTGGCCGAGCATGCTAAGCGCCAGGACGAGCAGAACGCGCAGATCAATCAGCTGCAGGATGCCCGCGACCAGGTCAATCAGATGACCAAGGATGCTCTGGAACAGTATGCGCGCACTCAGTTCAAGCAGGAGTTGGACAAGCGGCAGAAGGTGGGCGACCTGCGTAACCAGGTGCTGGCCTGGATCGATCAGTTCGGGGTGGCGTGATGGACCGCGCCACGCTGCTGCGCCTCTTTCGCTACGACACCCGGGATACGGCTGAGCCGTTTCTGTGGGAGGACGAGTGGGTCTTCGATCATCTGGACGAAGCCCAGGATGAGGCGTGCATCCGTGGCCGGCTATTGCACGCGGCTGGCGACGCAGAAGTCTGTGAAATCGCTGTTGCGCCTGGACAGGCTGTTTATCCGTTACATCCAGCGCTGTACGAGCTGACCTATGTCGCGATCGAGGTAGGCGGGCGGCGCAAGCTGCTCGACCTGGTTTCGCTAGAAACTCTGGACGACTGGCGAGAAGACTGGCGCAGCGCCGAGGGGGAGCCGCGCTTTGCAGTGCAGGACGATACCAGCCTGCGTCTGGTGCCGACTCCCTTTGAGGCCGGTCGGCTGCTGCTGGAGGGTTACCGGCTGCCGCTGAATCGCCTTGCTGATGATGAGGCGACACCACTGGAAATCCATCGGGCGCACCACCGGAAGCTGATCGAGTGGGTTAAGCACCGAGCCTACATGCAGCCGGATAGCGACGGCATCGATCTGGAGCGGGCAGCGGCAGCTGAGCGGGCATTCACGGCCTACTTCGGTGTGCGCCCGGACGTCGATCTGCGACGGGCGACCCGCGTAGATCTGGATCACCACAACAAGGCATACCCATGAGCAGGATGTTCATCGAGCTAAAGGTCGGGGAGGTCCTGATCATCGGTACCACGCAGGTACGGCTGGAAAAGAAGTCCGGTCAGGTGGCTCGACTGGCAATCGTGGCCGACGAGAGCACCGTAATTGACACCCCGAAACCCCGGCGAGACGCCACAAACAAAGCGCGCATGAGTGCGCTCCACATTGAACCTGGAGCACACCATGTCTAATACCCTGTACGACTTCGCCCGCCAGCGCTTTCTCGAAGCACAGATCAACTGGATGACCGACACCATCAAGGTGCTGCTGGTCGACACCGGCGCCTATACACCGCAGACCTCCGTTCACCAGTATCTGTCGGACATCCCGACCTCGGCCCGTATCGCCGGTCCTGTAACGCTGACCAGCAAGACCACCACGGGTGGCGCGGCCGATGCGGCCGACGTGACGTTTACCAGCGTCTCGGGTGCGTCCATCGAAGCCATCGTGATCTTCGCGGATACCGGAACCGAATCGACCAGCCCGCTGATCGCGTTCATCGACACTGCCACCGGCCTGCCCATCACACCCAATGGCGGCGACATTATTGTCACCTGGGACAACGGCACCAACCGTATCTTCAAGGTTTAAGGCGCTGCGCGCAGGAGTGCGACTACATGAGCACCAAACCACCAACGCAGGTAGCTGGCGTTGAAGGCATCGCCCCTAAGCCCATCGAACTGACTCCGAGTCGCCCGTCGATTGACTGGGCGCGCCTGTTCGGCCTGCCGCCGTTCCAGATGTATGCCGTGGAGAAGTCACGCCTCGATGCGAATAACATCGAGAAGTGGCTACCGACCTGGGTGCAGGAGCATGGCGAGCAGGATCTGTTCGATGACTACTGCCGGTGGCATCAAGCAAAGGGATATTGGCCAAATGAGACGCCATTGGGCGAGCTGAGTACCGCTGGCGCAGCGCCTGGAGAGAGGTGATGAACAAGGTTTCGTGGGGTGAGCTCAACGGGCGCTACGCAACAGTCGATGAGTTCAAAATCTGGATCAAGTCGATGCATGACAACATCCTGGCGTGCGGGCTGGTGCAAACGAGCGACGAGGGACAGCTCAATATCGACGCGATCTCGACGGTGCCGGCCTCGGGGAGCTACGCGGGGTATTTGCTCTATCGCTTTGCAGACAGCTTGGCAGGGGCGAAGCCAGTCATCATTAAGATCCGCCCATACGTTGGTGCGTATGGTGGCAGCACCGCACTGATTGGCAATGTCGCCGTGACTGTCGGGTTCTCTACAGACGGCGCAGGCGGCATGACTGGCGTTCATACTGGGGAGTTCAACTATTACACCAGTACTAGCGGTGCGGTTCGCGTTATGGCGCCATCGGCTACGCCCAGCTACGCAATTCACAGCGAAGGCCGCTTCGCCATCTGCCTCGGGATCAACGCCTATAGCAATAACTACAACAATTTCGCCATGCTGTACCTGGACGTATCGCGCCTTCAGGACTCAGCGGGACTTCCCACTACTGACGGTGTAGTGGTTACGCGGAACGGTGCCGCCTATTACAGCGGCACTATTAGAGGCGATGCGTCGATGAGTCCTGCAAAGGCGTCGCTCACCACCACGATGAGCGCCTGGAATCAGGGCCTCACGCCTTTCATTGGCGGACAAGCGGCAGCTACAGCTGGCGGCTATACGCAGATCCAGCGGACCTATAAGCTGATTCCTGCCCTCGTTCCAGACCCGTGCCAGACACTGTACTGGGCGGCAGCCGTTACCGAAGGAGATGAGTACGACGTAGCCGTGGACGGTATCGAGCGTCACTACATTGCGCTCAGCACCAACACTGGCCTCGTGGCGGACGCGGCGACCGCTCGCGGCGCGGGGTTCGGCATGCTGTGGGGCGACCTGTGAGCCTGGTCATTGCGCCGGCAGACATGGCGCATGCTGCCTGGGTCGGACCGCCAGTAATGCTTTCGCCTGCCCCTAAGCGATTCCGGCTGAGTAATGGCTACCTAGCTGGCGAGTTTCCAGGCGGAATCACCACCGTCGATGGCGTGCCAACAGCTGCAACAGTGCGCGTTCTTTACCGGCCTGTGTCCGGCGCTCCAGGAGATGGAGTCGTAGTCGCTGAGGTGCAATCTGCGCCCGACGGCACCTGGCGCGTCGATGGTCTCGACACAGGGCTGCGCTACGACGTTGTAGGGCGCAAGGCGGGGCATAACGACGTGATCATGGCGGACATCACGCCCGAGGAAGCATAGGCATGGCGACATTCTCAAGAAACGAAGCCGTCAGGGTGGATTCAATAGCGGCCATCCAGGCTCTCATAGCCCTGGTCCATGACGGGATGCTCACAATTGGCTGTGTTCAGACGAGCGACATCGGGCAAATCGAGCTGTCTGATGTGGTGACGCCGAACAATACCATCGCAGAGACGTTCGGCTATCGGATGTACGAGCTGAACGACTCGATGTCTGTCACTCATCCCGTATTCATCAAGATCACCTTTGGCAGTGGGCGGATAAGATCAGGACTCGCTGTTGCAAGGCTTGGGGTTTGGGTTGGTTTCTCCACTGACGGGGCGGGGGAATTAATTTCGCCACATGTGGGCGGCCTGTCGTTTTCGGAATACTCCTCCGGGACCAATTCGCCCACCTATGCCGAAGCTCCTATATCTGCGGCATGCAAATTAGACGGCTACCTAATGCTCGCGTTTGGGATCGGTGCGGCGTCAACGTCCGTAGCCAACGCGTCCGCCGGACAGTTCGCTATTTTGCGCGGGCGAGGGGCCGACAACAGCCTGTCTGGAGATTCCGTTGTGATGGTCCACGCTGGCCAGGGAGACGTGCGGCCGTCGCAGCGCGCCAGTGTTCAGTACCAATGGATATATCGGTCGTCTGCAGCACTTGGTCCGGCCATTCAGAACCCCTTTCACATGCCTCCGATCACTATGTTAAGCGGCATTCCGGTCGCAACCCCAGCCAACCTAAGCGACGGTGAAAGGGTGGTGACGTGCAAGGAGCTGGTATGGCTCCCACCAAGCACATCCCTAAACGGGAGCAATATTGAGTTATCAGACGATGGATACATAGATAGAACGTATAAGTTCCTCCTTGGGCCGACTGTTTCCAATGACACGGTGGGTACTATGGGGTGGCTGCTGGACAGTCGTGAGCGGTACATCAATGCGATGGGGGTTCTTTTTGAATGACCGATGCCCTGATCCTCTCGTCAGTCATTCTTCAAAAGGCAACCCGGAAGCCGCCCAGGCATTCGGGTTCAGGCTACCTAGCTGGAAGTTTCCCCGACGGGATCACCAAGGTTGAAGGGGTGCCTGCATCGGCGTCTGTGCGCGTGCTGCTGCGGGCGCCCGATGGGGAGCCATGGGACAGTATGGTGATCGCGACCACCCAATCGGCTCCAGACGGTACGTGGATAGTGGGCAACTTGGACCCATCCATGCGCTACGACGTGGTGGTCCGCCACGCGGGCTTCAATGACCTGATCCTGTCGAATGTGACGCCAAAGACGTGAGGTAGGCCGTGATCTACGATCCGCCCGAGGGGGATTCGCTGGCATTCAACTTCACTGGCGAACCCTACACGGCGCCTGACGGGGATCTGCTCGGCTTCAACTTCTTCATCCGGCCACCTTATGTCCCGCCTGCGGGGCACAGTGTCGCGCTGACGTTCTCGGCAACGCTCTACATCCCCCCGGCAGGGGCTAGCGTCGCGCTGGAGTTCGCGCCGAGCGACGAGCCGGTAGGTGATAGTCAGTATCTGTTCCCCGTCACGCTCGATGCCAGCGCATCTGGCGATCCAGTCATCTGGAACTACCTGTCTCCCGCCAGGCCGGAGGGCATTGCTGGCGAGGTATTCGGCAGCGCGGATCTGCGCCTGCATACCCGCTATCTGAACCTAAGCGGTCGCGGCATCGCGACACCCGGCCTCGGTCGCCCGACTATCATCAACTGGTTCAAGACGGCGTTTCCGTCCGGCTTTGTGGCGACCGCATACGGCAGGCCGACGCTGTACAACCTGCGCCAGTACATCACCGGGCGCAGCTTCGATTCATCCAGCTACGGCGCCGCCTTCCTCATGGGCGGTGTCAAGATCGTTGCGCCTGGTGGGAATGCTGCTGCTGGGTACGGACGCCCGACACTGATCAACACCACGGCGGACCAGACAGCGAATCCGCCAGGTATCCCGGCGCCGGGCATGGGGGCGCTCAGCGTCTCGCCGCGCATGCTGCGCCCGCTCGGCTCCGGCACTTGGGCCTTCGGCACGCCATGGTTGCAGCGCAACCCCAGCCCCCTCGGCTTCGACAGCATGGCCTTGGGTCGTCCGGCTATCGAATACTGGACCAAGCAGCTGCATGTCGGCGGCGTCGCCGCGCCCGATCTCGGCTTCCCTCGCGTGTTCGACCCGACCATCCGCGTCTTTCCGTCGTCGGCGCTGCTGGCGGGCGTGTTCGGTGACGTTGCGATCATCAATAAGTCGCGGTTCATTCGCGTGCTGGGCGATGACTATTTCACGCCGTCTGACTGGGCAGCGGTTGAAAGCAATCGGCGCAATCTCGCCCCGCAAGGCTGGGGCTCAAGCCGCTACGGGCTGACCGAGATCGCCAACAAGAGCCCGTCCATAGCGCCTGATGGGATGGCGCCTGTCGGCTTTGGCGGGATTGGAGTCGGCTACTCGATCCGCCATGTCGAGCCGCCAGGAATGAACCTGGCTGGCTATGGGCGCCCGTCACTGACCAAGACGCCAGCCATCGAGCCGAAAGGCATTGCCGGCTCAATCGGCGTTCCAACCATCTGGTTCCGCGTGCGCGGCCTGGACTTCCACGGCTATAGCGCTCAGCTCTTTGGTGGGGCTCAGGTGTGGTTCGCGCGGCGGCGCGTGCAGTTCGATGGCTTCGATGCGGGACGGTATGGCACCGCCAAGCTGGAGCACTCGCGGCGCTTCCTGAGCCTGCTTGGGCTGCGCTACGACCGATACGGCACCGCGCGCGTGACCAACGCAGATAGGACGATCTCGCCCGATGGGATCTTCGAGGACTTCGCGCATTCCCACATGGTCGGTGGCGACCGCTGGCTGCGACCGCTGGGCTTTGATGCTGCGCGGTTCGGTGCGCGGGTCATTCCCGAGATCCAGCAGCTCTACCCGCGCGGATTCACTGGCGTGTACGGCTGGCCTACGGTCTTCAACCAGACGCAGCAGGTCCGTCCATCCGGGATGACTACCGGCCATGAGCCTGCCGACCGCTGGGGCACGGCCAAGGTATTCAACTCCTGGCAGTACGTGTCTATGTCCTACGACCCGGATAGCCAGCTCAACCCGCCAGCCTGGCCGCAGTGGACGAAGATCGAGAACCGCAACAAGGTGATGGGCGTCACCGGCACGCTGATGGAGCGAGTGCCGGCGCCGTACATCTTCAACAATGCGCGCCCGCTGTTCCCGCGCCCGATGGAGGCGCCAAGCCAACCGAGCTATTACCAGGCCGGCATGGTCTCCCATCGCATCCGCAGCTTCACGCTTGAAGGGATCGAGGCGCCCTATATCTCGACTTGGAGCCGCGTCTATAACGATGCGTTCGTAATTCGCCCAGCTGGCTTTAGCGCGCACCTGACAGGACAGGCCGCGCTCGAGAATACACGCCGCTACTTCAACCGCATCGGCGCCCTCGATGCCGCCGTGTTCGGGCTGCCGATGGTCGCTGACCGGGTCAGGATGCTGGCGTTTGAGGGGCGCTACACCATCGGCTCACCGGTGATCCAGTTGCCCGAGGTGAAGCTGTATACCCGCTACGTCGATGCGATCGGTTCCGATATGTCGCGCCTTGGGCTGTCGTCGCTCTCGATTCACTGGCGGATCATCACCCCACGCTGGACGCATCGCGACTTCTTCGGCTTCGCTGATCTGCGCAACCTGACGCCTGAAGTGCGGACGCAGGGTAGGGCGGCGGACGAGTACGGCGCCCCTCTTATTCGGCTTGAGTGGCGCCCTGTCAATCCAGACGGCTCGAATATGCAGCTTTTCGGGCGAGCGGGGATCGCCGACCGCGATCGCAAGGTGTTTGTTAGCGGGCTCAACGCTGGCGCCATCGGCGACAAGCTGCGGGTGATCAAGATGGGTGCCCCCCCATACTCTGAGCAGAACATTTCGCTGCTGGATGACTTCGGGATTGAGGCTCCGCAGGGCCAGGTGCCTCGGCCTGGTTTTAACCAGTATGTGCTCTACACATTCGGCTTCGAGTCCGAGCGGTATGGAGCGCCGGCAGTGAGGATCAATGGCGCGACCATCGAAGCAGGTATTCGTGATGATGACTACGGGGTTCCCTTCATCGGACTCAAGAACCGGGTTGTCACGGTAGATCCATGGAACGGTCCGATATACCAGCCATCTCCCGCGCGCATCACGCCTCACACGATATGGGCAGTGAAGGAGGCGCCGCAGCAGGCGAAAGACAACCATCCGGCGCGCACGCTGCACTATGTTGGTGAGGTGCTAGGAGCGAATGGATACCCGCCTGGCGAGCGCTTCGGTACAACCAGGATCAGTACGTACCTGGGCAGAGTCAATCCCACAAGCCTGGGCATGGTGACAGCCTATGGCCGGCCGAGGCTGCAACTGCGCACGAGCTACATCCAGGTCTCGGGGCTCCAAGCCTATCGTGTCGGCTGGACGCTCGTGTCCGACGGGAATCAGGAGATCGCCCAGTTCGCCGCAGCCGATACGCAGGTGTTTGGGCGCCCCGCTGTTGCGCGAGCGCCCTATGTCGGGCCGTTGACCATTGGCGGCAGAGGGCTTGCATCGCTCGCGATTGGGTCGCACCGCATCGAGTTCTTCCACCGTCAGCTATGGCCGCAAGGGCACGACTCACAGCGCCTTGGCACTCGACGCGCTGGCGACAGCCCGTATATGTGGCAGGGGCTTCGTGTCGGGCCGCTGATGCCGACCATTCCAACCGGTACGCAGATGGGCGTCTACGGCGAGCCATGGGTATCGTTCCGGGTTCGAGAGCTTGCCCTTGAAGGCTTCGATGCCTTCCGCTGCGAGTACGAGCCCGAGGCGTTCGACAAGCGGATGCGCGTCACGCGCGGCGTGATCGAGCGCCCGTATCGGACGATCGCCCCTGCGGGGGTTCACGCCACCGAGTTCGCGGCGTCTGATGTGAAGCCTGGCGTTCATTTCATCCGACCCGACGGCAATGCCGATCAATACCGAAAAGGAGCTTTCTGATGGCCGATATTCCACTGGTGCCCGTTGCGGGCATCAACAATGTGGCAGAGGACGCCGCCTTGCAGCGCGGCGGAGAGTCCCCACGGCTGTATGTACGCGACGCGGTGAACGTCGATCTGACGCCAGCAGGCAAGGCCGAACTGCGCGCGGGCGTTCGCCGGGTGAGCGACACCCCTTACCGAAACCTTTGGCAGAGCCCGCTGCACGGTGACACCTTCGCCACCCTGGGCGACCAATGGGGGCGCGTCGATCCCCTCACCTGGAGCCATGAGCCGCTGGCGATCGTGGGTGAGGGGCCGGTGTCGCATGTGGTGCTCAACAACCTGGTGTGCGTCGCGGGTCCGGCCGGCATCTTCACCTTCGACGGCGCTAAGGCCCAGCGCCTGACGCTGGATACGCCGCCCGCGCCGCTGGTGCTGGTCGGCGAGGGATCGCTATCCGAAGGCGGCTATGGCGTGGCCGTGGCCTGGCTGCGCGGATCGCTGGAGTCGGCTCCGTCGCGCCTGGCGACGGTCCATGTGCCCAACGGCGGCAGCCTGGAGATCACCCTGCCGCTGAGCCTGGACGCGACGGTAACGGGCGCGCGGCTCTACCTGACCAAGCCCAACGGCGGCGAGCTGCTGCGCGAGCAGGACTACCCGCCAGCCGGGACCATCGCCGTGCGCGTGGCGCCGAGCCTGGGAGCGCCTGCGCAGTTCCAGCACTTGTCGCCGATGCCGACGGGCCTGTACCTAGCGTACTGGCGCGGCCGTCTGCTGACCGCCAAGGGTAATGTGCTGCGCTTCTCCGAGGCGCTGGCCTACCACCTGCACAGCGAGCGACACGGCTTCTTGCAGATGCCCCAGCGCATCACCTTCGTGCTGCCGGTGGATGGCGGGATATGGGTCGGCCAGGTGGATCACGTGGTATTTCTCGCCGGCAGTTCGCCCGATCAGCTCGCCATATCTCGCAAGACGGCCAAGGCGCCAATGCCAGGCAGCGCCATTCTGGTGGATGCCGACGCCCTGGGCGGCGAGTTATCGCAGAGCGGTCGTGCCACGGCTGTATGGCTCGCCGACAACGGCTATGTCGCTGGCACGGCTGACGGCGCCGTGGTGGAGCTGCAAGCCGGTGCCCTGCGTGGCATAGCGGGGCAGGCTGGCACCACTGTAGTGCTGGATAGGAGGCTGCTCACCATAGTAATCTGAGACACCCCGGCTTTCGGGACTTTCATCGCTGCGCATGAGTGCGGCATAGGGATTCTGGAGAGAACCTATGACCAGCTTGCGCAAAGAATTGGCTGCGGCCATCCATCACGACAACTTCGACGTTACCGTCGAAGGCATTTTCTTCCCCAAGCAGGGCGTCGTGGCGTCCGGCGAGTACTTCGACCGCATCAATGGCGGCGAATGGGAGCGGACCCCTAACCTGATCGTCACCGAGGGTCTGGCGCACATCCTCAGCGTAGCCCTGGGCGCCACCGCGAAGCCTGCCGGTTATTTCCTGGCGCTGTTCAGTGGGGCGTCGGCTCCCGCTGCCAACTGGACCGCCGCGAGTTTCGCTGCTGCCGCGTCCGAGATCGTCAGCATGACCGAGGGCTACACCAGTCCGACCCGTCCGGCGTGGACGCCTCCGGCCAGCACCGCCACCAACTCCATTGACAACATGGCCGCGATTGCCAGCGTGACAATGGCCACGGCTGGGCAGCTCAACGTTTCCGGTGCGGCGATGCTGACCAACAGCACCCGAGGCGGCACCACTGGGAAGCTGATTTCGGCGACCAAGTACGCCGCTGATCGCGTGTTCCAGGATGGTGACACCTACGACATCGGCTATCGGTTGAGCTTGACGGTCTAACCGTGCATCAGCCGCGCCCCTATGGACGGTTCGCCCATGAGGCGGACCTGTCCGGGGAAGATACAGCCGCCGTCGAGAAGCTGGCACGAGGTTTAACCAACTTCAAGTCAGTGTCCCAACTCGACAACCTGAAACGTGTGGCTACTTTGTCAGACGGGCGGCAGGCGGTGGCCATCGATATGGGCGGAACGTTCCGCATCCTGGTCCTTGAGCGCCACGAGATCCCAGAGCAACTACCTGACGGCCTGGCTGAAACCAATGTTCCGATGCTGTTTTCTGGCGTTATCACCAGATCGACGCTACGCGAAGGCGAGGGCACCGGAGTCAAGCTGACCGAGCAGACGCGCCGCAGGCTGGCAGGCTACGAGGACAACAAGCTGCCGCCCAAGGAGGTGGCGCTGCAACGCTTCCGCATTGAGTACGACGCGCGCTTTCGCTACTTCGAGCCGCGGCAGCAAGGCATCTTCAAAGCTACCCAGTACGCAAGGCAGCGACCGACCTGGTACAGCGGCACGATGAGCGAGGTGATGCAAATCGTCGGCGGTTTCGGGCGACAGCGCCTTGGTGAACTTCCAGACGACGCGATTGAGCGTGCGCGCATGCTCCTACCGGAGCGTTACTTGCGACGCATACGCCTTGAGCTGAATAGTTCACGCCTGCCGGGATATACCGGGTTTCCCGATGAGGAAGGCCAGTTTAAGTACGACTACAAGCACAGTGGCGGAAATGCTGTGTCGTTCGATTCGAGCGGCGCGCCATGGCTGCTACAGATCAGCTCGCGGGGCGTGTTCGCCATGCCCTTGCCGGTAGCGCCAGCAACCACCACCGAGGCGTTCAGGGAGTATGTGCAGGACGTTGGTGATACTGAGCTGGAGAGGATCCTGGAGCGCTTCGGCGGAATCCCCACGGGCGAGCCTATGCCGCAGGACGGGGCGGTGTTCGAGGCGTGGCGCAGAGCCGGCGTCATCATCAAGGTCTGTGAGACTGCAGACTTCTACGACCATAACGCCTACTACGCCGCAGGCGGCTGGTCGCTGAACTCCAGGGGCACCGAGGGCTTCAATACCTGCTGGTCAACTGATCGCGCAGGGCTCAAGCGAGGCTATGCCTACAAGATGAAGCTTCAGCTCGGCGCCGCGCCTGCCAGAGGTATGGTGTCGCTGGACTGGGAATTCGCAGACCAGCACGAGACGGACAAGGTAAACACCTACCTGTCGAGCATCTATCGGGCGCTGGGCAGTGATACTGCGCGGGCGGCGGCGATCAAGTACAAGCTGCGCCGGCATACGGTGGCGCAGATCCTGGCACGCGCAGAGGGCGCGCGCGGGGCGTCCGACGTGGACTATTGGGACAGGCTGGAAATGGAGCCCATTGCCAGCCACGCCGGCAGCGTCGTCCGAGTCGGCGAAGGGCCGATCTACTGGGGGCTCAAAATGTACCCGCAGTCGCAGGGGCGGCTCAAGTTCCCGGCACTGTCAGGTGATGGCTGCGAATCCTTCGTGATGGTTTCGCCCGACTACGACGGCGGCATGGTCCGGTGCGACACCATCGTGTTTGGCTGCTACGTCGATGACGAGCTGCAGGTGATCAAGTACTTCATCGACGAACGCGAATTCTACCAGGAGGAAGAAAGCACCTTTGAGGATTACATGATCGTCGGGCAGTGGGAGAAGACCACCACCACCGGCGTGAGCGGGCTAATGGGCTACTTCTACACCAGCGCCTTCGATGATCGAGATGCGGCGCCTCCGGTTTCGACGCGAACCGAGATCGTTGGCACGGATATGGGTTACGGCAATCCAGCCTACCAAACGCCCGGCGTGTTGTTCTGCGTGGGCAGCCTCAGCCGCGCGCGCTACTACCAGCACCGAACCAAGATAAGCACCACGCAGGGCTTCGGTCTGGACGCGGCGGTGTGTGTGCCGGTGTTCGCTCGCGACTGCATCCTCTACGCGTACACCGAGAGCACGTCGAGCCGAATGGAGTCGGAAGAAACCACCAGGGGCAGCGTCGCTGATCCCACGTCATACCAGCTCTGGTGTTATGACAGCATTTTTCACTACCTGGGGCAGACCAACAACGGCAACCTGGGAGAGCCGCGGTCGAAGGAAGGGACGCCCGTCTACGTCGATACGCTGATTTATTCGCCTACTCCCGTAAGCGACTTCGCCGATAGCGGCAACTGGTTCGGACTGCCGCCCGGCGGGTTCCTGGATGTAACCGGCGTCTGTGGGCCATATACCTCCCGCGCTTCGGGCAACCATCAGGCGGGCGGGGTCGTGATCGGCGGCGAGGCGCCAAGCTTTGAGCCCTATTCGAACAGGACGACCTACCCCGGTGAGTCCTCCGGCCGCCTGAGCATCAGCTATTCGGTAGCCGGCAATACGATCATTCATCGCGACCAGCCGCACAGCTGGTATTTCAGCTTCTCACCCATCGACGACTTCTACTTCTATCGGGACGCCGTGCATGTGACGTTCGGCGAGTCGCGCTACGCAAGCATCAACGAGGAAGACCCGCAAGGGCGCAGGCGCCGCTGGGGGCATACGGGGTTGGCGGATCACAAGAGCGCCCACCACTTCATAGGAGTCATCAATGAGTAACTATCGCGACGACACGCAGGAAACAGCCGTGGCCGGCAGCTTCACCTGGGCGGGTCTGACCGCCATCACCGAGGAAAGCGCGCGAATCGTCAGCACCCTGGCCTTCGGGCTGATGGTGATGCATGCCGGCGGCGCAGTGGCCTCGGATGATGTGATCGACTCTGCGCGAAGCATCTCCGTCGAGCAGGCATCGGTCAGCGACGCGGTGCTGGACACCAAGCGGGCGCGCTCTGTGACCATCGACCGCGCTACGCCGAGCGATCGCTGGGCGGACGTGCTGCGGGTTCTTCACCACGACGGCGCGATCGCCAGTGATACGGCAATCGAGAGCGTAAGCGCCGTGACCGTCGAGCGAGCGACGCTCAGCGACGAGGTTCTGGCTAGACGCAGTGTTGCGACACTCGTAACAGAATCGGCGCGCGCCAGCGATGCCACGTCGCAGGCTACCAGCGAACTTATCAGTGAAGGCGCAGCCGCGTCCGACTGGCCTTCTGGAAAGCTGCGCGCCAGGGTGCTCGCATTCGATACCGCCACGCTTACCGACGAGAAATTTGGCGGTCAGCAGACTGCCGCGCCAGCGTCCGACACGGCGCGGATCGCCGCGTCCGTGATCGACCACCTGGTGGCGCGCGACATCGTGGCGGATGGCGCCGTGGTCGAGGAATGGACCTGGAGCAACCTGCCGGATGCGGGGCAGGCATGGACGGCGAATGCCGACACCTGGGCCATGAGCCGCTACGCGCCCTACAGTTTCACTGGTCTGGCGGTGATCGACGGCGTGGCCTACGGGGTTGGCTACGACGGCGTGTATGCGCTCAACGATGACGCGGAAGTCATCACCGGTAGCATGCAGACCGGAAAGCTGGATATCGGGCAGGGCGGCCTGGTGCGCCCGCTGGTTGCCTACTTGGAGTATGAGTTGGACGGGACGGCGGAACTGGATGTCACCACTACGCAAAGCGGCCAGGCCGAAACCCACACCTACGTCCTGCCGGCCGAGGCGGCTAGCGAGCTGACAAACGGGCGCTTTGTCTTCGGGCGTGGGCTGCGCGGGCGGCATTTCAGCTTTGCGCTGCGCATGACCGGCACGCACGGCTATATCAACGACTTGAGCGTCAACACGGCGCCTACGAAACGGAGAGTGTGACATGGGCATCGCACCGGACAGCATATTGGGCGTGGCGGTCGACACCGTCACCAGCAAGATCAACGACCTGGACGCCTTGGGCGACAAGTACAGTGCGCAGTTGAGCGAAGCCCTGGCTAGCCTCGGCAGCATCAAGATGGCTGACGTGCTGGCGCCCACGCGCCCCGATGCGCCCCAAGCGCCGCAGCCGGCGTTGAACCTGGGAGAGCCGCCGACGTTCTCGCCGCCGCCGCTGGTGGTCCCGGAAGCGCCGGCAGGGCTGAGCATCGACGACCTACTGGCCGACTTGGATGTAGGTGACATGGACGCGCTGCCCGAGGCACCCACGCTCATCCCGGTCAACATCCCGGACGCACCCGGCATGGCGACGATTCCGGTCCCTGCGCGGCCGACCATAGACACCGCGGTCGAGATCCCGGATGCGCCGACGTTCGCTATGCCCGAAATGGAGGCGCTGGAGCAGATCAGCCTGCCGAGCTTCGAGTTCCCGGAGCTCCCGACCTTTGACGCGACGCCGCCCGACGCTAGCGGCATCACCGTGCCCAATGTGTTCATCAACTGGGCCGAACCGACATACGAATCCGAACTGTTGGGCGACCTGCAAGCCAGGGTGAGCGCCATGATGGCGGGCGGCACCGGCCTGCCGGCACCGATCGAGGACGCCCTGTTCTCCCGCGCCCGTCAGCGGGATAGCTTGGAAACCCGGCGCGCGGTACAGGAAGCGGTCGATACTTGGGCGGCTCGCGGTTTCTCCATGCCCCCCGGCATGCTGGTCAAGCAGGCCGATGTTATCCGCGAGCAGGGCCGGCTTCGCGCGGCCGAGCTGAACCGCGACATCATGGTCGAGGCGGCCAAGTGGGAGATCGATAGCATCCGCTTTGCCGTGCAGCAGGGCATGGCGCTGGAGCAACTGACATCGAATCTGCACGAGAACATGGCCAAGCGCCTGTTTGAGGTGGCCAGGTTCCAGGCTGAAGCGCAGATCAACGTTTTCAATGCGCAGGTTACCTTGTTCAACGCGCAGAACGCCGCTTTCGAGACGCTGGCGCAGGTGTACCGCACGCGGCTGGACGCGGCGATCTCCAAGCTGACCGCTTACAAGACTGCCGTGGAAGGCCAAGTAGCGCTGGGGCAGATCAACCAGCAGCGCGTCGAGGTGTTCAAGGCCAAGCTGGACGCGGTGCAATCGAACGTTGATGTGTACAAGGCGCTGATGCAGGGGGCGCAGGTGCGCGCCGAGACAATCAAGAACCAGTTCGACGCCTATCGTGCCGACGTGCAAGCCTTCGCCGAGCAGATCGGGGCTGAGAAGGTGAAGTTTGATGCCTACGAGTCGCAGGTGAAGGGCGAAACGGCCAAGGCCGGCATGTTCGACGCACAGGCCCGGGCCTATGCATCGACCGTCCAGGCGCTCGCGAGCAAGGCCGACATCAAGGTCAAGGGCGCGCAGATCAAGATGGAGGCCGCGCGCACCAAGGTATCGAAGTTCCTGGCCGACGTGGACGGCTTCAAGGCCATCCTGCAGGCCAGCCTCGGGGATGTGCAGTACCGCACCAGTGCCTTCCAGGCGCAGGTGGAAGCCTGGCGCGCCAAGACCAATGCGACCGTCGCCGACGCTGAAATGCAATCGCGCTTCGCCGACATGAACACCCGAACCAATATTGCCTACGCCGAAATGCAGATCAGCGAGTACCAGGCCAAGATCCAGAAGGCGGTGCAGGAGGCGCAGATTGCGCTCGAGGCGGCCAAGGCGCTGGGGCAGTACACCGCTCAACTCGCGGCAGGGGCGATGTCTGCTGCGCATGTTTCGGCAAGTATCAGCGGCAGTGGCAGCGCAGGCACAAGCGAAAGTACAAGCACGAGCACTACCACCAACCACAACTACAGCTATTGATCCTACGGGCAGAACATCTTGTCATTGATGAACTGACAGGCCGGGCCGCCTGTTGCAGGGAAGTGGGTGGCGCCGGCTCCCCGGTTGTAACGAACGCCGTTGGTATCCCAGCAGCCGGCGTTGTCGCAGTTGGTGATCTGCGCCGGGGCGGCTGGTCCTTGCACCGGAGCGCCTGGCGCTGCGTAAGCGCGCGTCTCAGGCATGGGAAGGTCTATGCCGTGGCATATCTTCGCGGCGTGCACACGCTGGGCAGCCGTAAGCCCGTGTGAGCCTTTGTGTGGCGTAGATGCCTCTCGGCACAGTTTTCTTTGCGCGCTTTCCTGGCGGCCAGAGTCACCCACGACGGTGACTCGTGTGCCGTTTTGCTTCGGCGCCGCTTCCGGCTGCAAGTAGGCTGGCGGCTGGTTGCGGTACTGGCTGCTGTCGAGGCTGTTGGCCGGTGTGACGGAGATGGTCGAACTGGTATGGCCAGCGGAACAGCCTTGGTCCGAAAAAGCTACCTTCCCACTCTCGTCCACACACTTGAACACCTGGGCACTGGCGGCGCAGGGGAGCAGTAGTGCCAGCGCAGTAATGATGACTGGCTTCATGCCGGACTTCCTTTTGTGGTGGCCTTTTGATGTAGGTTAATCGATCGTCCCATTACGGTTAACCCCCCTGAAGCGGTTAAGGCCGCTGGCGGCAATGCTTGCCGTTCATACGCAGTCACATAGGGTCAGGGGCATTCCTATCAGGAGCGCCCCATGGCTACCGACCTAGATCCCGAAAAGCAGGCGCAGTTCGGCTTGCGCCGCACCCAGCAGCCCGCCCAGCCTCAACCCCAACTGGGTATGATCCTGGCACCCGATCAGCAGCGCCGCCAGCGTATCGATGCCGATATGCAGCGGGCATCCGAGCGAATTCGCGAAACCAAACGGGGCCTTACCAAAGCCGCGTCGACCGTGGGGGACGCGGTCGGCTCGGCATACGGCACCGTGCTCAAGGCGGGTACCGCTGTCCCGCGCAGCTTGTACGGCATCGCTACCGGCGAAACGCCCGTCACGTTCTCCAGCGAGCTGCCTGACTACACGAATCGCGGCCTCGATCGGAGCCGCGCCGGTAACTTCGTAAAGGACAACCCAGAGCAGGCCGAGGCAGCACGCTTAGGATTGAGGAGCGTTGCTGACCGCGCGTCCAGTTCGGCCATCGGCGCAGTGAAGGCGGCGCAGCCGGCGCCGGTAGCGGCCGGTGCGCCACGCATTGGCTTGGCCAGGCCCGCGGCTGCGGCAGATGCTGGAAATGGTCAGCAGGATGCCGCGATGCCGGTCGATGATGCGGCAGTTTCCGGCGCGGAGCCGCGCTTGGGCTTCCAGCGGACTGGTGTTGATGGTGTGGTAGGCCGTGTTGGCGCCAACGGTGCGATGGAGTTCAGCAACGACGCCGGCGACGTGGCGGGCGCAGCGGATGGCCAACTGCAGGCCGGACGGATGGGCAATGGCATCGGCGGGCTTTCCGTAGGCGAAGCCGGCGATAGCCAGATGGCGCTTGAGCGCTTTCAGCGGGCCAACGATATACGGGCACAGACGCGGATGGATCAGCGGAACCAACAGATCGGCGCAAATGGCGGCTTGGTCGTAGTTGGGGATTCGGGCGGCGATATGGAGAGCGCGCGCGAAAGCCGACTGGCCAGCATTGCAGGCCCTGAGATGGCGGGTGGACTGCGGCGCATGCGGGAAGCCCGCATGAAGCATGAAACAGATGTGGCCGGGCTTGGCTTGCGCCGAGAGGAAGTAGCTGGTCGCGAGCGCATTGCGAGCGCAGAGCAGGCTATGCGCGAAAGGGCGACCGTCACTGATCAGGCGATGCGCGCCCGCGAGCTGGATAACAGTGAACGGATGGCTGCGCTGGAAGAACAACGCGCGGGGATGGAGCTGGAGACCGGGCAAGTGGCCCTGGCGCAGCAGCAGCGGATCGAGCAAATGCGCGAGCAGCTTGCCGATCCGAACCTGGCACCGGAAACACGAGCCCAGCTCGAGCGTACCTATAACGCACTGACCACCCCGGCCAAAGACCGCTACATGCTGCAAGACACAGTGATGGGACATGACGCCCTCGGCGCCCCAATCTTTGGTAAGGCGGCGCTTGACGTTGCGAGCGGGCAGATGGTTGGCCAGGGCGGTCAGCAGCAGGCGGCGAGGCCCCAGCAGTTCGAGAAGGGCAAGATCTACCGAGACGGCTCAGGCGCTCGCGCTCGCTTCACCGGCACGGATACTCAGGGCAACCCGCAATGGGAGGTGCTCTGATGGCTTTCGATCCGACAAGCGCGGTGCTGGACGATGATGCTGCGCCGGCATCCAGCTCCTTTGATCCATCTACAGCAATCATGGATGAGGATGCAGACCAGGGCGTGCTCGGCACGTTGTGGGAGGGCACGAAAAGCGCAGGCCGTGCGCTTGGCGCAACAGCGAACACCTACACGGGAAACGCCGAAGGAGTCATTAACAAGGCAGCGACGCAGCAGGAGGCGCCCAAGGATTACCGCCTGGAAGGCTTCCATGAGGATTTTCGCAAGAACGTCGAAGCGGCGGGCGAGGATCCTGGCGTGCTCGATTCGATCGGTGCTGTCGGCAAGGCGGTCATCGACAACCCGGCTGGCGCCGGCCTGGCCGTGGTCGAGCAGTTGCCCAACTCAGTGCCGACTTTGGCGGGCGGCTATGCCGGCCTGAAAGGCGGCGCGGCGCTGGGCGGCATGGTGGGTGGCCCTCTGGGGGCAACCGTGGGCGGCGTGATCGGCGGCCTGGCTGGGATGTTCCTGGGCAATGCCTCGATCGAAACCGGTCACAAGGCGATGGCTGCCGCCGACGATGGCGATTACACGCCGGAGGAGATGGCGCAGGTCAAGCGCGAGGGCGCGGTAAAGGGCGGGGTGATCACGGCCGTGGATGCGGCCACGCTTGGCGTGGGCGGCAAGGTCGCGGGTGCAATGCAGCGCACCACTGCCACGGCGCTCGAAACGGCCACTCGCAAGGCGCTGGTGGACCGTGGCGTAGATGTGGCGGACGAGGCGGCGGTGCTGGCCGCGCGACAGAGCCCGGAGATCAGCGCGGCCGTGCGTGCGGCGCAGGACAGCGCCGTGAAGGCGACCGATACGCTCCGGCGCCGTGCTGCCGAAGCCGGCACGCTGATGAGCATGGAAACCGTCGGCGAGGGCCTGGGCGAGTACCTGGGTGAACTGGCGGCCACTGGCGAAGGAAATATCCCTGATGCCGTGCTGGAGTCGCTGCTGTCTGTTGGCCAATCGGGTGCAGAGACCGCCTGGAACATGGGCCGCAAGCGCGAGCAGGGCGGGCAATGGGAGGTCGCCGAACCGGCAACCGAACTGGCCGCCGAGCAAGGGATGCCCGCCGCCCCGGAGATGGTACAGCCGCTTGCCAGCGACGCGAATCCCAATCCCGCACCAGTGCCTCTCCCGGATCCTGCCAGCGGTCCGCTTTCTGCTGCGGCGAGCTTGCTGCCGGCGGCAGCGCCTACTGCGGACCGGCAGCAGGTGCCGTCAGGAGTTGGCGCGACTGTTGAGCCTGGCACTCCGGCTGCACAAGCAGCTGGTGCGGAGCAAGGCACCCCGGTGGTCGACGCCAGCACGGACGCTGCAGGACGGGAAGCGCCGCTTGAGACTGTGCCATCGGCAGAGGCGACGAAGCCGGGCGAAGATGCAACGCGCCCCGGCGAACCCGCACCAGCGGTACTGCCCGCAGTGGAACAGCCGACCGAGCCACCCGCCACGCCGTCGCAGCGCGCCATTCTGAAACGCCGTGGTGTCGGCGACGAGCAACTGGCGACCATGACCCGCAAGCAGGCGGGCGAGTTGTTGCGCCGGCAGAACGGTACCGGCCCGGAGACCCAGGCTCGCCCACCGGCAGCACCGCAGCAACTCAGCCTCGAGGCCGGGCAACCGACCGAGGCTTCGCTGCGCGACGAGCTCAGCTACCTGGAACGCCAAGCCCGCGCCAGTGGCGGTTGGTCCCCGGCGCTCACGCGGGAGCGTGCGCGCATTCGTACTGCACTCGAACCGTTCGAGCAGGCGACCCTGAAACCAGCGGAGACTGTCGATGCTCCTCAAGACACTGGAACGCCGGGCCAAGCGGCGCCAAGCGCGCAAACTTCGTTGCTGCAGGAGCCAGCCGCGGCGCAACCGCAATCCGCACCGGCCGACGTTGCGTCAGCGGCGCCCATAACTGAGGGCAGCCAGCAGGATGTTCCGGCGAGCGAGGCTCAGGCGCCTGAACAGCAGATCACCCAGCCGAGCATCGAGGGTAAGAGCATCGGTGACGGGTGGTCTGAATTCGCGCCCGAGTCGGGCACCCTGCGCATTCCGCGTGCGGAAATGCCACAGATCCGGGCTGAGCACCGTGGCGCGATGGTCAATTTCCTGAATGCCCGGGGTGTGCAGCACCAGGAGGAGGCCGTGCCGGCGGCTGATCTGAAGCCGACGCAGGCAGAGTTCTCCCGTGACAAGGTCAAACAGGCTGCCGAATACACCGGCGGCAACCGCTCGATCCTCGTTTCGCGCGATGGGCATGTGCTCGATGGCCATCATCAGTGGATGGCGGCACGCGAGAAGGGCGAGGAGGTGAAGGTTATTCGCCTGGATGCGCCGATCCGCGACCTGGTGCAAGCGGCGCACGAATTCCCCAGCTCCACGACCGAGCAGGCTGCCGAGAGCGCCCCCGCTCAGGAGCCGAGCGAGAAGGCTCCGGCCGGAAAGCAGAAGAAGCCGCGCGGGGTGCTGGCGAAGAAGGCCGAGGCAGAAGCCAAGGCCCGTGGTGAGTATTTCGCACCGGGCAACATCGTCGCGGGCTATGGCGGCCACGACCGGGTTATCGCATACAGCCCGCCGGATGCCGAGGGGAACTGGAGCGTCACCGTGCGCGCCGTGCAGAAGCAAGGCGATACCTGGGTGGATGCGCCGGATCAACGCGAGCGCACACACATGACGGCACCGAGTTCGCGTGAGCTGAAGATGGGGCCGGTGGAGCGCGTTATCGCTGAGCAACAGCCAGCGAGCCAGACGCCGGCGAGCCCTGAGACTGCGACGAGCCAGGCCGCTGCCCAGGCAGTTGAAGCGTATGCTGGTGCCGGATCCGCGCACCAGCGCAATCCTGCCGCCAGAATCGAGGATGCCGGCGAGAAGCTGGGCGGTGCGCGCAAGGACGAACTGCGCGGGGTGCGCGAGCGCCTGGAGAGCATGGACGACGCCGCCATTGCGAGCAGCAAGTTGAGCGAGCTGTGGCCGAAGGGCGAGATTGACCGAATTGAAGACCGCTTCCATGCGGCGGCCTACCAGACGGTGCGCGGCTACATACCAGCCAAGCCTCGCGCTGAGTACAGGGTGCGCAGCTGGGTCGGCAAGGTCAAGGCGGCGCGGGAATTGATCGCCGAGCTGTCGGACATGGGCAGCGATGCCAGCCTTGCCAAGCTGCGCGAATTCAGTCCGGGCCTGCGACTCGTTGCTGACAAGATCGAGGCACTGATGGGGCTGGACCGCTCTCAGTGGGATCGGATTGGCAATGTGTCGATCAATCAGGGGCGCTACAACCAGGGCGGTGAGATGGTGCCCGGCTCTTGGGTTTCGGTAGAAATCGACAAGCGGGCCAACTCCTTCTACGGGCATGACTCGATTGCCAGCGCACTGCCAAGCCTTAAAGAGTTCTTGGAAGGTAGGGCAGCGCCCGAGAAGAAGATGAAGTTCTCTATCTTCAGCGACCGGCGTACCGACGACGTATTCATCACGCAGGATAGTGACAAAGAGCGCCGACCGCTTAAGCGCTTCAGTGAGCTCAAGGCCGCACGCGCTTACTTGGCTGATCACCATAACGATCTGGTGGCCGCTTGGGAGGCGGTGAAGAATCGCGACAATGTGACCAGGGCGGACATGCGCCGTGCGACCAATGCCAAACGAGTAGGGCGCGACTACCGGGACGGGACTGACATCACGCCAGAGCAGTTTCTGGAGGCGTTCGGCTTCCGCGGAGTGGAGTTCGGCAACTGGGTGAAGCAGGGCGCCGACGGCAAAGAGCGTCAAGGTATGCTCAATGAGGCCTACGATGCCTTCATGGACTTGGCCGATATTGTTGGTGTGCCGTCCAAGGCGCTGAGCCTGGAAGGGCGACTGGGTATCGGGTTCGGTTCGCGCGGGCGTGGCAAGGCCAGTGCGCACTTCGAGCCTGGCAGCGTGGTCATCAACCTGACCAAGACCAAGGGCGCCGGCTCGCTGGCGCACGAATGGTTTCACGCGCTCGACAACTACTTTTCGGGCAAGCGCGAGGCGAGCGACAGCAGGATGGCGCGGGAAACGGCGTACATCACCTATCGTCCGGAGCCGATGCTGATCAATACGCGCTACCCATCGCAGCGACTGACCCGCGCCAAGCTGGATATGTACCAAGCCAATCATCCGGGCGCAGCACTGTATGCCGAAGAGAACTGGGCGCCAGATCCAAACCATCCCAAAGGCGTGCGACAGCAGGTAGAGAAGGCTTTTGCTGAGCTTGTGGAGACCCTTGACCGGTCGCCCATGACTCAGCGCGCCGCCGTTCTCGACAAGGGGGCCGTGGATGGCTACTGGTCGCGCATCATCGAGCGTGGTGCTCGTGCCTTCGAGACCTACGTGATTGCCAAGCTGGCGGACCGGGGGGCTCGCAATGACTACTTGGCAAACGTGCAGACGCTTGAGCAGTTCGTGCGTGACCCCGGCCGCTACCCTTACCTGACGCCAGATGAGCAAGGCCCCGTCAACGAGGCCTTCGATAAGCTTTTCTCTACCATCGATAACCGCAATGAGCCAGACGGTAGTGTCGCGCTGTACTCCAGGGGCAGCTATCGCCAAGGTAGAGCCGAGCAAGGCAGCAAGGCCGTCCCGTTGCGCCTGCAACTGCAGCGGCTGACGGGAGGCTGGCAGAACGCACCGAAGATCAAGGTGGTGCAGTCGGTTGCAGGCCTGCCGGATGCCCAGCGTCGGCAGGTTGAGCGTGACGGTGCGTTCGATGTGGAAGGGATGTTCGCCGACGGCCAGGTCTACCTGGTGGCGGACAACCTGCGCGACGCGAAGCATGCGGCGTTCGTATTGCAGCATGAGGTGCTGGGGCATGCTGGCCTGCAAGGTGCCTACGGCCAGCGCCTGACGCCGCTGCTGACGAGCCTGTACAACGAGCACGCGCCGCTGCGTGAAAAAGCTGACACGCTGGTACAGCGCTTCGGCTACACGTCGGCCGTGGCCATGGAGGAAGTGCTGGCCGACATGGCCGCCGACGGCACGCTGCGGGAGCAGACCTTCTGGAAGCGTTTGGTGGCGGCGATGCGCAACGTGTTGCGCTCGATCGGCATGCGCGTGGTGTGGAGCGATGGCGACATCCAGGCGCTATTGGCCAATGCCCGGCGCTATATCGTCAATGGTCGCCGCCGGCCAGGTGCTCGTGCGGCGTTCTCGCGCGATGGTCGATCTGGCCGAGGCATTGAACTGACGGACGAGCAGGGGCGCCTGTTGGCGCCGAACGGCAAGCCGTCGAGGCTCGGCCACCGGCAATGGCACCAGGCGCGCAGCAAGAATTTCAAGCAGTGGTTCGGCGACTGGCAGGCCGTGGCTACTCAAGAGCGGCTGGACGCGATGAAGCCCTTGAGGCTGCGGATGCCCGAAGCCTGGAAAGGGATGAGTGAGAAGGACCGCCTGGCAGCCGTGACGGCTGCATTGAAGGGCATGGCTAAGGCGGGCGAAGTGCTGCATCACTCCGAGATGGGTGATATTCGGATGAGTATGTCCGGGGTCAAGAAGGCCACTTCCAGCGCAGCTGACCCAGCCAAGAAGATTGTATTGGCGAGGTTGCGCGAATCTTTCGAGCGGTCGGTGTACGCCGGCGCAGAATTGGACCAGCAGGGACGCCCCGATGTCTTGGCGTTCCATCGTTTGATCATGCCGATCGATCTGGATGGGGTGCCGCTGGCGGCTATCTTCACTGTGCGTGAAACCAGCCAGGGACAGTTCTTCTACAACACCGTGACGGTGGCCAGAAAAGACGAAGCCCCAGCGGCATCTCCGGGCGAGGTGAGCAATGCTCAGATCACGACACCGGCCTTCACTGGGGCTTCAGCCTCGGCAGTATCTCCGCGCGATATGACCCAAGAGGGTCAGAGGTCGACAGCGGCCAATACCGAGGTATCTTCATTTGTACGCCAGCCCTTGGCGCGCGTCAATCCCGCCGACGTGTCCAAGGCGATCGACCGCAACGGCGAACCGCTGGTGCTGTATCACGGCACCGGCGAGGAGTTCACGGTGTTCGACCAGGGGCGCGCGGGACGCAGCACCGGCCACTCGACGTCATCGCTCGGGATCTTCCTGACCAGGGACGCGGATCTGGCCCAGTCCTATGCGGTTAAGGCTTCCGACGGTATGCCGGGGCTGGCCAATGTGATGCCGCTGTTCGCCTCGATCAAACGGCCGTACCGAATGAGCGTCGCAGAGTCGCAGGGTCTCGATACCGTGGCGAAGGTGGTCGCCATGCGGCAGCGCTTGGAGAACGAGGGGTACGACGGCATCCAACTTGGAGATACAGGCACCTGGGTGGCGCTGTACAACACGCAGGTGAAGTCGGCTACGAACAACACGGGCGCTTTCGATGAGGTCGACCCTGACATTCGATATAGCAGGGCGAGCCAGCGCAACTTTATCGGCCGACAGACGCCGTTCGAGCTGAATGCACGTAATGCCAAGCGGCACCTGCAGGGGCGCCTGGCCGATCTCAAGCCCGCCATGCTGGGTGCGTTGCCGCTGATGTACCTGCGCGATTTCGCTCCTCGGAACATGACGGCGCTGAGTGCCTATATCGATGCGAAGCGCGCCATGGATGCCGATCGCAATGAGCTGCACACACGATACGACGCGATCTCGCAGCGCTGGTTGAAATTGCGATGGACCGATCGCAAGGCTGAGCAGCGCCTGGCTGACCTGATGCACGCGGCCACCCTGGCGGGCGTCGATCCGAGCAAGCCGGCGAAGGAGGATTTCACGCCGGAGCAAAAGGCCGAATACAACCGCCTGTCGCTGATGTATCGCTCGCTGCCCGAGGGGCATCGGGCGATGTTCAGTGAGGTGCGTGACGCCTACAAGGGCCAGGTCGAGGGTCTGGAGCAGGTCATCGAGGAGAACATCCGCAAAAGCGGTGACTATGCGATCAAGCGTGCGAAGCGCGATCGCGACGCCGATATCCAGCAGGCGCGTGACGAACTGACCGGTGACGAGCTCGACGAAGCGATCGAGGACGCAGACAAGCGTTACCAGCGCCGCGTCGCTGCCGCGCGGGCCGGCAACAGTTCCAAGCTGCTATTGCTGCGCAAGAAGTTTGAGAGCATGCGTGTGGATGAGCCGTACTTCCCGCTCAAGCGCTTCGGCGAATACTTCGTGGCCATGCGTGACGGCACGAAGCTGGTTTCCTTCTCGATGTTCGAGCGGGCGGCCGATATGGAGGCCGCCGCCGAGCAACTGCGCAAGACCTACCCGGGCCTGGATGTGAGCGTCGGCCGGCAGTCGAACAAGCAGGAGCTGGCCGGCGCGGTTGATCCGACGTTTGTCGCCGATCTGCAGGAGCTGATTGCCAAACTACCCAACGGCGACGAAGTCAGTGAGCAGATGTGGCAGATGTATCTGGAGACGCTGCCTGACTACTCGATGCGCAAGGGTTTCATCCACCGGAAGAAGACGCCGGGTTTCGATCGCGACGCCATGCGCGCCTTTGCCAGCAGCATGTTCCATAGCTCGTACCAGATTGCGCGCTTGAAGCACTCACTCGAGATGAATGAGCTGGTGGAGCAGGTTGAGGAGCAAGCCAAGGCCTCTGCCGATCCGGTCGATGCGATGACGATCGCCAATGAAATGCGCAAGCGCCACGAGTGGGTGATGGCGCCCAAGGGCGGCAAGATCGCGCAGCACATTACCTCGGCGGCGTTCGTCTACCAGCTGGGCATCACCCCGGCCGCCGCCCTGGTGAACATGACACAAACCTGGATGATGGGCATCCCGGTGCTGGGTACCCGCTTTGGCAGCGAGGCGAAAGCCACCGCTGCACTGACCAAGGCGTCGAAGGATTTCGTGCAAGGCCGTGGGCACCTGGAACGGCGCCTGGAAGGGAAGGAGGCCGAGGCCTTCGCCGAGTTCATGCGCATGGGCCTGATCGACAAGACGCAGGCGCATGACCTGGCCGGGGTTGGTGAGACGGGTGTGGAGTACAACCCTGTTCGACACAAGGTGATGGGCTATATCAGCTGGGCATTCCACAACGCGGAGCGCTACAACAGGGAAGTGACCGCCATGGCGGCCTACCGGATGGCGCGCGAAAGCGGGCTGGAGCATGCCGCGGCGATCAAGGAAGCGGCCGAGCTGACCTGGACAACGCACTTCGACTATTCGAGCGGCAACCGCGCCCGCTTCATGCAGAGCGACACCGCCAAGGTGCTGCTGGTGTTCCGGCAGCACTCGGTGAACATGCTGTCGCGCCTGGTGATCGACCTCAAGGATGCCATGAAGGGCGAGAGCGCCCAGGTGAAGAATGCAGCCAAGCGGCGGCTGGCGGGCATGTTCTCCATGTTCGGGCTGTTCGCCGGCGTAATGGGTATTCCCGGCGCCACGGCCGTGCTGGCGCTGCTGGATCTGTTCGATGACGACGATGATCCTTGGAGCGCCGAGGACAAGATGAAGCGCAACCTGGTGGAGGCGCTGGGACCTGATGTGGCCGCCGCGGTGCTGGGAGGAGTGCCGGGCACTGTAATGGATCTGTCGTTGACCGAGCGCATCGGGATGGGGAGCCTGTGGTTCTGGTCATCCAACCGCGAAATGGAAGGCAAGGACGCCTATCTGTACTGGATGGAGCAGGTGCTGGGTGCTGCGCCGGCGATGGTCGCCAATACCTTCACCGGCATGAGCATGATCGGCGAGGGCCATGTGTTCCGTGGCATAGAGACGATGATGCCGAAGGCGATCAAGGATGCCATGCGCTCGGGACGCTACGCGAAGGAGGGCGTGCAGACTATGAGCGGTGATTCGCTGGTCGACGAGGTGAGTACCTGGAACGTGATTGCGCAGGCCATGGGCTTCCTGCCAGCGCATATCGCCGAACGATACGACACCAACAGCGCATTGCGATCGGCTGAGCAGCGGATCAAGACAGAGCGACGCAGCATCCTGAATCGCTACGCCATGGCCGTGCGCCAGGGCGATGGCGATAGCCGCCAGGCGATGATGGCGCGCATCCAGGACTTCAACCGCCGGTACCCGCAGGTGGCGATCACCGGCAAAACCATCAGCCTGTCGCTCAAGGCGCGCGCTCAGCGTGATGTGCGGACGGTGGGTGGACTGGCGCTTGATAGCCGTCTGGAGTTCTTGCGCGAGGGGATGTAGCAAGGCGGGCCCGCTGCCGGGATCGGAGCGGGCCGATGTTCAGGCTATCTTGCCGAAATTGCCGGTGACCACGTTTCCTGCCTCGAGGGCGTCGAGGTGGTCGGCGTACCATTGGATCATGTCACGGCGTTGCTTCAGGTACTTGGCCTTGTTGTAGACACCGGACACGCCTTCCTCTTTATGGGCGAGCTGAGCTTCGACGTAGTCTTTTTCCCAGCCGTGTTCGCGTAACAACGTGCTGGCCGTATGGCGGGTGCCGTGACCTACGAGGCGGCCCTTGTAGCCAACCGCTGCGTAGACTTTGCAGATCGTGTTCTCGCTGATGACGGGGTTCTTCGGGCCTACGCCTGGAAACACCCAGCGGCCTTTACCCGTAACACGGTGCAACTCCCTGAGCGCTTCGACCGCCTGGTCGGGAAGCGGGCAGAGGTAATCACGGTCCATCTTCATCTTGTCGGCCGGTATGTTCCAGGTGGCATTGTCCAGATCCACCTCGGACCACTCCGCCCAGCGAATCATGCCTGGCCGACTGGCCAGCCATAGGCACAGCCATGCGGCCGTGCGGGCAATACGACGGCTAGTTGAGCCCCGGAGCGCCCGTAGAAAATCGGGGAGCTCATGCTCGAGTAAGTGGGGATGCTGCTTGGTCTTTGGTGCGGGCGCGGCGATGTCGCCCAGGCGACTGCCAGGGTCGTTGTTGGTCAGCCCCTTGGCGATCGCGCGACCGAAGATGTTGTTCACCCAGCCGCGTACCTTCTTGGCGACGTTGTGAGCGCCGCGGGCCTCGATCGATGCCTGTAGAGCTCCGCAATCGGTGCGGGTGATGTCATCGAGATGCAGGTGGCCAAGAGCGGGCAGAATATCTTTATCGAGGTAGGCCCGCACCTTGGACAAGGTGCTCTCATCGAGACCTTTAAGCACCTGGGCTGCGTACCAATCTTCGGCGGCAACACGGAATAGGCGTGCTTCGGCCGCCTCCGCTGCAGCTTTGGCGGCGCGCTTTTCTTCGAGAGGATCAATGCCGCTGCTGAGCAATTTGCGCTTCTGCTCGGCACGCTCCCGGGCCAGGGAACCGGCGACCTCGGGGTAGGCTCCGAGCCCCATCCAGGCCCATTTGCCCTGGCTGTTCTTGAATCGGAGCTGCCAGGATTTCCCGCCGTTTGGCTTGACCCGGAAGTAGAGCCCGTTGCCATCCAACTCGCGGTATTCCTTACCTTCAGGCTCAAGAGTGGCGAGCACGGTATCCGCGAGCGGCCGCCGTTTGATAGCTGATCGCTTCAC